CGATGCCAGCCGGCCGCGGTCGACACGGCCGGCCTCGAGTTTTTCGGACAGCACGAGTTTCATGCCAGCTGGCTCCGGTTCCGCGGTGCATCACCTGACAGGTGATCCCACCACGCTTTGAGCTTGAGGCTCAGCGTGGTGGGACCTCGACGCTGCCCGTACAGCGCCCCGCCCGGTACGGGCGAGCCGGGATTGAACTTAAACCCGACCGCACCGGGCGAGAGGTGACCATCCCAAGGCCTCGTACTCTCCGGTACGAGGCCGCCCATGCGTTGTTCAGGCATCGCCGCCACCATGCTGGCCCACAGGGTGCCCAGGCATATCCTGGGGCTTGTCACGCGCCTCGAGTTCCATTGTCTGTAGCACCTCGACCAAGGCGGGCGACAGCAGCAGCCGGCCGGCCGTCACCGGCTGCAGCTTGAGGCGGCGATACTCGGCGAGGATCGTGCTCTCGGTGGTGAGTTTCTTCAGCCGGTCGTGGTCGGTGTAGGCGGTGAAGCTGCCATTGGACTTCGCGACTTTGCGCTTTTTGGTCGTGGTCATTTCCCTCTCCTGTTCGCCAGCTGTTGGTCGATCTCGGCGCGGGTCAAGTCCGCTGGCCGCTTCACCCGCTCCGCTTCATCGCTGGCCGCTTGCGGCGGCCCGGCACGCTCTGACTCAGTCACAAAGGAAGGCTTAGCAAATGTGGTTGTAGTTGCTTGCCGTTTGCTTCGTTTTGGAACCCGCTCGGAAACGAGCCTCGTCAGGCCCGACTTGAGGCCTCCTCTGTGACCGGCAAGTGCCCGTTTTGCCGATATTATCCGCTGCTTCTTAAGTTCGTGGTCGATCCGCTTGTGATGCCAGCCGTCATAGAAAAACGAAGCAAGTGCTTCACGAGTTTTGAGCCATTTTTTATCGTCGCTCCGAGCAATTGCTTGGAGCCGTCCGTCGTCGTTGGGCAGGCCGCCATGGGCCCAGTAATGGACGATCAGAAGCACGTAGCTGCCCACCTCGGCGTCACTCAAATGCAGAGTGTCGGCGGTGAAGTCGCCGGGATAGAACGGCATCCACGGGCGACTGCTCACCGGCCTCAGTCGCCATAGGCGAAGCGATCGAGCACGTCGGCCAGTTCGCCCTTGGTGATGGTCGAGGCGGCGTCGACCGACTTGTTGCCCTCGCCGCGTCCGGCCTTCTCCTTGGCGGCGAAGATTTCGCGGACCACCTCGTGCATCTGCCGGTGGGTGAGGCGCTTGAGCTGGGTCTTGATGGTCTCTAGCGGCCCGTAGTCGATGCTGCCGCCGTGATTGGCCGGCGAGGTGGTGAGCGTCTTCTCGACGGCGTCGAGCACCATCCGCTCGTGCTTCGGCGCATAGGGCGAACGGTCAGGCGGTGCTGGCCGCTCCGGGGTGAGATCACGCGGCATCGGGATGTCACTGGCCATTGTCGTCCTCCCTTTTGTTGGTGCGGGTGTAGATCATGCCGGTGCTTTCCTCGCGCCGGGTGAAGTAGCCTCTGTGCCAAAGCCGGTGGAGCTCATCGCGAACGTTGGCCTGCCAGTTCGCAGGCCTGTTCGGAATAGCGCGCGTCAGCCCATAGGCTCGTTGGTAATTAAGCTCAGCACCGCAACGTAAAGCGAGCAGCCGTTCTCGAACCGCGGTCTTATGCGGCAGCGGAACGGGACCGAACAGGTCGCTCGCCATCTCCTTATGCCGCGCTTTTTTCCGGAACACTGTCGATCAGATATCGGATGAGCTTGCGGATTTTTTCCTGCCCATCACAACCGTCCAACTCGTTAACAACTGATTTTCTAAACGCCTTATTAAGGAGATCGCAATCGCCGGCTAATAATGCAGCGATTTCTGCAATAATCATGTGATGAAGAGCTGGCCTGTTAACTGGACGCCTCATTGCCTCGCGCACATAAGGGTGTTCTTCATTGAGGTCTACAAAAATACCAACCGCGTCCCAACCAGCCCGCGCGAGCGCGCCCTTCATTTTGTCGTCATTCTCTGGGACCAGGCGAATGTGAGCAGCGGCATCCTTCTTGTTCTTGCCGTCATCGTGGGGTTGCGGTTTATGCTCACCGCCGCCGCCGCCCTCGCCCTCGCCAGGTATACCGCCGGGCTCGCCAGCCCCCGGCTCACGTCGAACGCTCACTCTCATTTTCGAGATGTTTTCGAACGTCATTTGTAGTCCAACCGCAATATTGTCGAGTTCGAAATTGATAGCTTTGCGTTGGGCTTTGATGAGAAGGTCCCGAATATGACCAAACACATGCTCCATAAGAGCATCATAAAGAGGCTGATTATCGAAACCGTCTTTAGTGGTCGATAGATAAGGCTGCCATCCATCACCAAGATCGAGCCAACCGGACACACCTATGCCATCGAAGGCTTCATCATCCGACCGGAAACAATCCCGTGTGCGCATGATTTCGCGATATACAAAACCGACGTGAATGACAGAGTCGGCGTGCGACACGCTGTCATCGAACGACACGACCCCGCGAACCGGCAGATGTTCGTCGCCATGCTCTACAACAATGTTGAAGCGCACCGTATTTTCCGGAGCAGCCTTCACCTCGAATGGATCATCCAGCTTGCGCTCATCAACTATGTCCCCGCTCCTCGCTTGAACCCAGGTAATGGTCTTTCCTCGGCGCAAGCCAGGAGCAAACAGCCGTGACAGGTCGCGAACCAAGTTTCCAATGTGCAGCTTGCGGCTTTTTAGCAACTTCATCTTGATGACAGTGCCGTGCCCTTGCGGCAATCCCAACGAACCCTTACGCCATACGTTCGAAACTGCCACATCGGCAAAATCGTCAAGCTCAAACACATCGGCCCATCGAATACTATCTTGCATCACCATACCGTCGCGTTCGGTCGCAACCGACACAAACTCTGGCAGCCAAATGATAGCTTGTGTGCCGCCGGACCCAAAATAACCGATGTCGCCAACCGTGCGACCAATAGTGTTTCCGAGCTGGAAAAGCCGGCCGATATATTCCATACCCTGACCGTTATCGGTGACCGTTAAGGTGCGATCGACCGTGTCATAGACGATTGACACGATTGTCGCATTGCCTCGGCCGGGACCAAACGAGTTGTCAATCAGTTCGGCCAGTGCACCGGTCGGCGTCCATCGTTGATTTTGTATACCACGCAACATCGCCGGTTTCGGCGTAATACTATACATGCTGCTGGTAGTCATGAGTTTGCTTCTGGTGGCCATGAGTTATCTCCTCCCAAGTGTTATTGTGTTTACCCAGTCGTGGGTGCTCATATCAGCCGCACCCATAATCCTGGTAATTTCCAATCGTCGTTCATCTTTGGGCAGTGCGAGCAGCAGCGGGGTTAGGGTTTCGCGCAATTGAGCTATTGTGGTCCCCGCGCTGTCTTTTTTTTTACGTGGTTCGAGCCCACGTAACGCACGCGCCTCCTTAGTCGCCATTGCGGGATGAATGGCACCGCTCTTGATACCCTTGTCAAATTGCTCCTCCGTGAGTTTTGTTAGCTGGTACAAAATGGTCCAGGCGACGGGTAAATGTGGATGCACGTCCACATTTCGCAGGTTGTCACTGTCCGCAATGACCATCAATCTGTGAGCCACCTGTCGGCTGAACGGCAGGCGCTCTTTCACCATCTTTAGAAATTCGCCGTGTGGCAGTTCACACTTCGCGGCCTCCAGAAGATTTCCGGTTTCGAAAATGCTGGGCAATTGCTCCCGCCATGCGTTGGTGATGAGGCCAGCCCAATGTTCGCGCGAGCGCCCATTGGGCAGCTGAACAACGACGTCAGATTTTCGCGTCATGACGCTCCTCGCGCGTTGAGCCAGGCGTGGTGCGGGCAGTACTTCGAGCCCTCGACCGCCATGCCGCCGCAGTAGAGCTTCGCCCGGATGTCGCGCTCCTGGTGGTTCCACATCGGCCAGTGGCAGGCGTTCTCGGTCAGGTCGGTGATCAGGCAGGGCGAGGCGTGCAGCTCGGGCTGGCCATGCTTGGTGCGGCTGGGTTCGGGAAACCTGGCGCGCGGCGCCGGGATAGCCTGAGGCGGCGGTGGCTTGCGATGGTGGCTGCGCTTGCCCTTCGACTTCGGCTTGGGCTCGGGCCCGGGAAGATGCAGGCCCATGCGCGCGACCTTGCCGATGACGGCGTTGCGGGTGATGCCGAGCCAGTCGGCGATTACGCGCGCGCTGCAGCCCTCGGCGCACAGGCGCCGCAGGTCGCCGATCTCGGTTTCGTTCCAGTCATGCATGACCGTGCCGGGTCGAGGGTTGGTCGGCGGGCCTCTCCATGCCCGGCCACAGGCTGGGGGATGCGGTGAGCCCGCGCTCGGCGAGCGCTTTGGTGATCAGCAGGTAGGTCCAGGACGGGAAGTAGCCTTTGCTCAGCCAGTTGAAGGCGCGCGAGTACTTGGCGCCGGTGAGGGCGGCGACCTTGGGCGTGCCGCCGAGGGCGGCGATGACGGTTCGCGCCGTGCGCAGGTTCTTTCCCATCGGCCAGCTATAGCCAACTCAGTTGGACTGTGCAAGGCCGGAAAGTTTCTCTCGCATCAAATTAAATTGGATGTTAAGGTCTGAGTCCCGATGGAACCGGGAAGGAACATTGATGAAGCTGTACTCGAATGGCGACGAGGCCGTCGAGCCCGACATGGGCGAGCGTGTGCGGGCGATCCGACAGTCCACCGGCATGAAGGCCGCCGAGTTTCAGCGCTGGCTGAACGCGAAGGGCGTCGCCGTCAACTACTCGACCTGGATAAACTACGAGAAGGGCTACGCGATGTACTGGCGCACCGCGCGCCAGCTGTGCGAACTGTTCCCGATGATCTCGATGGACTACATCTACCGCAACACCAAACACTCGATGACCATGACGAAGCAGATGCAGGCCATCGCTAAGACGCATTTAGACGCCGCAGCTCCACCTCAACCTGAGCCGGCGTGAGTTCGTAGCGCGCCGCCACCCGCAGTTTGTGGCCATCAATCCGCTCAAAGGTGACGAGCCAGGTCGTGCCGTTGGCGCCGACCACGACACGTTCAAACAAATGCGGTGGATGGTGGCCCATGTACCACTGCTCCAGGGCGTGGCCGGTCCTGGTGGTGTGAAGCGCCGGCAGATAGAACGGTCGTGGCAGCAGGAATGCCGCGAACAGCAGGCCGCAAAATACGAAGCCCGCAGCCGCCAGCTGCCACCGCGTGATGCACAGCGGGGCACGAACGCGCTCGATCTCATCTGTTTCTGGAAACGTCTGATTGCCCCAGTCCGTCATGCGGCGATGCTTTTTCAGCCACCGCACATGGCCGTCGTCCCCGACAATGATGCCCAGCTCGCCCTTCCTGACCGTGCCGTGCGGCGTGTAGTCGATGTTCCGTTTGGCACGCACAAAACCGCAGTGCATGGGGTGCTCCTTCCCAGTACGACGGCTCAATATAATTTCGATGACGGTGCGATGATCCCACCGAAGTTCGGAAGTGTCTACAACAAGACTGACCAATTTTGCCCGTCAGTTGCAAAATAATTTGATGGCCCAGTCACGACTGTCGTTTGACCTTTCCAATTGAGTTGGATAAGACGACAGAGCCGCCGGCCCGGTGCCCCCTCGGGGCTCCCTGTGTTCGCACGGAGGTTCCAGCCGGGCCGGCGGCACCCGAGGAGGGCAACCCGATGAAATCGAAGCCCAAAACTTTTGCCGCAAAAAACAAGTCGGCCCCAGCGCACAAGGCGCAGCCGGCGCCGCGCAAGGTGATCCAGATCGCGGTGCTGCCGCAGGGCAGCCCCTTCCTGGCGATGGCGCTGTGCGATGACGGCAGCGTCTGGCTGCTGACGCAGGTGGCGGCCACCAGGATCGCGACCGACCAGCTGGTGAATGTCGCGCCGCCATCACCTCCGAGCCCCGAGCCGGTCGATGCTCACGGCTGAGCAGCTCCAGGCGCGCGCCGGCAAGCTGACCGGGTCGCGCATCGCCTGCCTGATGAAGGGCGATCCCGTCGCCATCGACCGGCTGTACCGGGAGATGATCGGAGAGGCCGAGGAGGAGGACCTGCGCCACGTCTGGCCGGTGCGCCTCGGCGAGGCGACCGAGCAGCTCAATCTCGACTGGTTCGAGCAGAAGAACCAGATGCCGGTGACCAGCCGCGGCCGGGTGGTCGTGCATCCGAGGATCAACTGGGCGGCCTGTACGCTCGACGGCTGGTGTGCCGATCTGAGCTGCCCGATCGAGTGCAAGCATGTCGGCGGCCGCGAGCCGCTGGAGGTGGTGATCGACCGCTATCAGCCGCAGCTGCAATGGCAGATGGAGATCACCGGCGCCAACCAGTGCGCGCTGTCGGTGATCATGGGAGCCAACGAGCCGATCGTCGAGTACATCGACCGCGACGACGCCTACATCGCCGAGATGGTCCGGCGCGGCCGGATGTTCATGGACTGCGTCGCGCGCCGGGTGTCGCCGGTGGCGTTGCCGGCGGCGCCGTCGCCGATCGACGCCAGCAAACAATACGACATGACCGGCAACAACCTGTGGGCGGCCAATGCCACCACTTGGCTGGCCAACAAGGACGCGGCGCAGCTCACCGACGACGCCACCAAGGTGCTCAAGAACATCGTGCCGCCCGACGCCAAGAAGTGCTTCGGCTACGGCGTCCAGATCACCCGCGATCGCAGAGGCTACCTGTCACTCAGGGAGAGCGCACAATGATCCTTTTGACCTGCAGCATCTGTCGCGAGTCCGTCCAGCCAACGCCGTTCGGCTGGACACGCGGCAACAACGCCTCCCCGGTCAACGAGGGGCGCTGCTGCGACGACTGCAATTGGACCGTCGTGCTACCGACACGGCTGCGTCTCGCGCAGAACAAGGGGCAACATCAATGATCCGCATCAATGCGACGCCCGTGCTCGGCCGAGACCTCCGGCCCGGCGATCTGTTCTCGACGGCCGGGCCCGAATACTGGGACGGCTTCCCGACGTTTCCGTCGATCGGCGAGCGCGTCTACATCCGCACCGCATCGCTGGCTGCTCAGGCACCCGACGCCGACGAGGAAGTCTACCGCATCGAGATCAGGGAGGCCGCACAATGATCCCAGAATGTTTCATCGCGGCCTGGTGCGCGACGATCTATGCGACCGCGCTCGACGCCGGCATTCGTCACCCGTTCACAGAGCAGTATCTGTTCGACGATGAGATCGCCTGCGAGATGTTCAAGTCCATCTGGGACGCGGACATCGGCAAGGTGCTCACCGGCAAAGGACTGCCGCAGTACCACCGCAACATGATCGTCGAGATGGTGACCTGCAGCCACCCTGGGAGGATTTGATGACCGTCCCAACGCGCGCCGCCAGCGGCAACGTCATCGAGGACGTGATCACCCGCGGCGATCTCGCCAAGCTCAACCCCGAGGAGCGCACGCGCTATTACGTGCAGCTGTGCCAGTCGCTCGGGCTCAACCCGCACACCCAGCCGTTCGCCTACATCACGCTGCAGGGCAAACTGTCGCTCTACGCCAAGCGCGATGCCGCCGATCAGCTGCGCAAGATACACGGCATCTCGATCAGCATCATCAGCCAAGAGGTGCGCGACGACATGCTGACGATCCACGTCAAGGCGATCGATCGCGATGGCCGCAGCGACGAGGACCTCGGCGTCGTGCCGTTCTCGGCGGCGCTCAAGGGCGAGGTGCGTTCGAACGCGGTGATGAAGGCGATCACCAAGGCCAAGCGCCGGGTGACGTTGTCGATCAGCGGGCTTGGTTTCCTCGACGAGAGCGAGGTCGACAGCGTGCCGGGCGCCCGTCGCCCACCACCGCCGGCGCCCAATGTGATGCAGCCACACGACCACGAGACCGGAGAGATCATCGACGACGGTTCGCCGCCGGCCCAAGTACCAACCTCGACATCGGCGGCGACGACCGCCTCGTCCGAAACTGAGAGCCACTCAACGACGGACGAGGCGGTCCCTGACGAGCGCGAGCTGTCGCTGGAGGAGGAGGCGCGCATGGCGGCGGGCCACGGGCGCGCAGCGTTCGCCGTGCTGTGGCAGCGCCTGCTGCCGCATCAGCGCGACGACCTGAAGCCGATCATGAAGGAGCTGGCAGAGCTGACGCGGGAGGCTGATGCCCGGCAATAAAACCAAACCCGCAAACGCAGGAAGGACCACACCATGCTCATCAGCGTCACCATCGAAGGCATCACGCCGATCATCTTCGATCGCTTCCACGAGGGCCTGCTCATCAAGGGCGCGAAGACCACCGGCCACGGTGAAGAACTCACCCCCCAGGAGGATGCCGAGGCCAAGCTCTACACCGACGACAAGGGCGTGCCGGTGGTGCCGGCCGACAACGTGCTCGCGGCGTTCATCGCGGCCGGTGTCTTCATCAAGGTGGGCAAGCGACAGATGTCGACCAGAGACACCACGATCGTCACCAGCTTCCTGTCGATCCCCGAGCTGTTTTTGCCGATCAGGTCGAAGGAGGGCTGGCGCGTCGACAGCCGCGGCATTGTCAACCAGGCGACCAAAGGCCGGCACATCTGCCACCGGCCTATTTTTGATGACTGGCAATTGGACCTCACGCTCGACGTCGACCTCAAAGAGGCGACCGAGAGAACTGTGCGCGAGCTGGTCGATCGCGCTGGCAGACAGATCGGTGTCGGCGTCATGCGTCCACAGCGGAAGGGGCGCTACGGTCAATTCAAGGTCGTGTGCTGGGCGTGCGAAACCAAGAAGGAAATACCCCAAGCGAAGCCGCGGAAGGTTGCGGCTTAATAAGCCGAGCCACCGCGCCGCGCTGCTAACCGCACCAACCCGCCGAGCCGCCGGCCATGCCAGTGCCTCGCATACCACACCACAGGCGACAGCCAACGCCGCCCCTGCGCCAGCCCCGCCTGGCCATTGCCCAGCACCCCGCACCACAGGCGACAGCCTTGCCGCGCCCGGCCTTGCCATCCCTCACCTGCCCAGACCTTCCCTTGCCAAGCCAGCGCGGGCCCGGCCTTACCCCCGCCACGCCACCCAAGGCACGTCATGCCATTGCGTGCCCGGCCGCCGCCCGCCACTCCTTTGCTGTCCGCTCCACACCACAGGCGACAGCCATCCCAATCCATCGCGTCCCTGCGCAATCCCCGCCCCGCCTTCCCAGCGCCACTCGCCCCGCCGCGCGCCTTGCCTCCGCGCACCACAGGCGACAGCCACTCCGGGCCACGCCGAGCCTTCGCCCCCCGTGCCGCTACGCTGTCCACCGCGCCGCACCACAGGCGACAGCCGCCGCCGCGCCAGCCAGCGCCCGCCGGCCCAATCCCTGCCAAACCGGGCTGAGCCAAGCCCGCCCGAACCTGCGCTTTGCACCCCGCACCACAGGCGACAGCCTTGCCGTGCCATGCCATCGCGTTCCCGACCGTCGCCCGCCACCCCTTTGCATGCCCGCCCAAGCCCTGCCTCCCCCACGCGCGTCATCCCAGGGCTCGCCACGCCGGCGCGTCCCATTGCCCCCCGCACCACAGGCGACAGCCGCCCCACTGCCGCGCCTACCAGTGCCAACCTCGCCATCGTCTGCCACACCCACGCGTGCCAAACCCACGCGTTGCTCACCACCCCACAGGCGACAGCCGCCCCGAGCCCGGCCCATGCTACCCGAGGCACCCCATGCCACGCCTTCTCGACGCGACCCATTCCATGCCGATGCACCCCGCACCACAGGCGACAGCCATGCCTTTCCCACGCAAGCCAGCGCCAACCCCGCCTGGGTTCGCCCCGCCGCGCCACGCCACGCCAGCCCCATGCGCGCCGAGCCACCCCGCACCGCACCACAGGCGACAGCCATCCCACGCCCATCCTGGGCCACCCAAGCCTACCCGGCCCAACCTTGCCCCTGCCAAACCCACGCATCCCGGCGCCCGCCCGCGCGGTCCAACCCGCACCACACCACAGGCGACAGCCCTGCCGTGCCATGCCATGTCGCGCCCTCCTGATCCGCACCATACCCAGCCAGGCCAAGCCCTCGCCCGCCGTTGCACACCGCACCGCAGGTTAACAAAGTGTTAATAATTATTTGGATATGCTACCATGGTAACGCGGGTACCTCTTCCTCTGTATTGCTCTGAAGAGCAGATCGCCGAGTTCGTCCTGGGCCCCGGCCGCCTGCGCGACTGGAAGGATCGCGTCAGGATGCTGGAGCGCATCGGTCTGCCGCAGTCTGATCCGGTGATGGGTGGCCGCTACCGGCCGGCTGTCGAGCGGTTCTTTCAGCGGCGCAACGGTCTCACCACAGAAGCGGCCCCGCGGGTGAAGCCTGATCAACCGGAAAAATGGAAAACCGAATGTCCAGAGTCACCGACCTCCACCGCGACCTCGCCCCCGGAGACGCCCCCGGCCTCGAGTGGCAGCCCCGAGCCAACGGCAAGCGTGTCCCATATTGGGTCGCACCGCGCGCTGCGAAGGCCAAGGGCTTCACCCCGAAAACCGTCAAGCTCGACGCCGACGCCACCCCGGTCGAGCTAGCCGCGTCGTGCCGCCTGTGGCAGGCGGAGGCACTGGAGTTCATCGCGCACGGCGGCGCCAAGGATAACCGGGCCGCATTCGACGGCACCCTGCGCTGGCTCATCAACAGCTACCAGACCGACCGCATCTCGCCGTTCAACACCAATTGCAAATGGAATACCCAGCAGGTCCAGACCACCTACATGCGCGTCCTCTCCGAGCAGATCGGCATGCGCCAGATCGCCGACGTCACCGGCGCCGACGTGCGCGACTGGTACGAACACTTCCGCGCGCCCAAGCGGCCAGGCGACCACGAGCGCATCGGCTATTCCAACCAGCTGATGCGAACACTGCGCGCCGTGCTCCGCTTCGGCATCATCACCGAGCCGCGCGCCCGCGAAGACTGTGTCCGCCTCGCCGGCAAGGAGCAGGGCATCCTGAGCTTCATGCGGTTCGAGATCGGCGAGGCGCGCACCACCGAGGTGACCGCCGACATGGTCAACGCCTTCCGCGCCGAGGCCCACCGCCAGGGCTATGCCTCGATCGCGCTGGCGACCGCGATCCAGTTCGAGACGGCGCTGCGGCAGGCCGACGTCATCGGGCAGTGGGAGCCGCTCAAGCGCGGTGAGGTGCGTCGCACACCGAGCGCCCTGGTCCGGGAGTATCATCGCTGGGTCGGCGGCCTGCTGTGGGGCGAGCACGTCAGCGCCGACCTCGTGATGATCAAGCCGACCTCAAAGTCAAAGTTCAAGAAGAAGGCGGTGTCGGACTGGACGCTGTGCCCGATGATCATGGAGGAGCTGTGGAACGTCCCGCCCGAGCAGCGCATCGGCCCGGTCGTCGTCCACTCCGGCCCGCACTTCGTCACCGGCCCGTGGCGCCGCCTCGCGTTCTGGCGACGTTGGAAGGAGATCGCCGCCGTGTGCGAGAGGACCGACCCGCGATGGAAGGGCGTCCAGAGCATGGACATGCGGTCGGGCGCGATCACCGAGGCGACCGAGGGTGTCGACGCCGAGGGCATCGAGTTCGCCAACGTCCAGAAGGTGCTAGGCACCCACGCGGCGCGCCAGATGACGCAGCGCTATGCCCGCGGCACGCTCGACAAGGCGCGCGCCATTCAGGCCCGTCGGGTTGCAGTCCGCAATGGCACAACGACGACCGCAAAAACGTAGGAGTCCTATGCGCGTCCTATGCGTCCTACGGGCCCATTGAAATCATTAGAGAATTTGGCCGAAATTTAGCCGTTCCACCAACCTTAAGCAACTGATTTCATTGACACCCGTAGGACGGTGTTTTCGGTGCGTTCACGCAGCGTAGGATGGGACAGAAGGGTTAAAGTTTCCCTTCTGTTCCGTCGAACGAAAGAACCCCGGCGCCATCCGATGAAACACAGTCAAAAGAGGATGTGCGGACGCTATGTCGAGGCGTTCTCATGGCATAACAATATCGAACATTTCCTAACGAGTGTCGTCGTAGAACGGCCGCTTCTAACCGTCTGTTCAGGGCCCTATAGCGAATTTGGAGATGTTCGCGTTGACAAATTTGTCTCACCTCGGCCGCCCGGGGTCATGGCCGACTGGACGCATTTGCCATTCAAAAATGACAGCTTCGCCTCGGTGTTCAGTGATCCGCCATGGAACCTCGGTCAGATGAAGACATGCGCAGATTTCTGTCGTGAGGCATTGCGAGTGGCACCTGTCTGCTACCTCATGGCACCATGGCTATGGGTTCATCGTGACGTGAAAAGAGGACCTATCTGGGTGCGGGATTTCCCAGGCGTCAATGTTCCGATTTTATTGGTGCGCTACGAGCGCAAGAATTCAAGTCAGATGACCCTGGATTTGGAGGCAGCCACGCCAAACGCCTTAACCGATTGTTAAGACGTCCCGGCGGACGATCGGTGCTCGCAACAGGAGTGTCTGTCATGAAAGAATTTTGGGTGACCGGGTGCCTGACGCTTGAGGGCGTGAGGTTCCGCATTGTGGCGAAGGATGAGGCCGAGGCGAGGCAGAAGGCCGCCGCCGGCAAGTGGGACGACTACGAGCGCGGCACTGGCGAGAGCGCGGACTGGGACATCAATCCTGACGCGGTGGAGGGCGGATGAAGTCAGACCTCGGCCTCTACATCCTCGACGGCAAGACGCCGAAGCCGGTGAGCGACCTGTTCGCGTGGGGGCGCTGGTACCAGAAGGCCGACCGCCGCGTTGCGAAGACCACGCTCACCAATGGCTCCCGGGTCAGCACGGTGTTCCTCGGCCTCGATCACCAGTATGGCCGCGGCCCACCGGTGCTGTTCGAGACCATGATCTTCGGCGGTGAGCACGACCAGTATCAGGCGCGCTGCTGCACCTGGGAGGAGGCCGAGCTGATGCACGCCGAGGCGGTGCAGGTCGCCTACTCCGGGCGCGATCTCAAGAAGCTGTTTGAGATCGCAGCCCGATGAAGCAGGATTGCGTCAGCCACCACGCTTGGACGGCGTCGGCGTCGGCACGTTCGGAACGCCGACCACGACCCATCCGGTTTGTTCGCTCCAGCCAATCGTCCATTCAACCAGCTTCGGCCGCTCGCCTGGCGGCAACACGATTGGATGCGTCGGCGCATTGACGTCACCCCAGATGCCCAACGGCGGCACCGGCGGGATCACGATCGGGTGTGCTGGTACACCGGGGGAGATTGCATCCGGCGGGATCACGATCGGGTGCTCAGGGCTCACGGGTGGCGGCAGGACGATCGGATGCTCCGGCACTCCCGGCGCGATTGCCCCTGGGGGGATCACGATCGGATGTGCGGGATACACCGGGATGTAGATCGGATGCGCGGGCACACCGGGTGCAATCGCATCGGGCGGGATCACGATCGGATGGGCGGGGCCACCACCAGGTGCGATGGGATGCGCTGGATGTCCGGGGCTGGGCCAAATCCCCGGAGGCGGGCCACCGGGCGCAATCGGATGGGCCGGACCAGGGCCGCCGGGCATCGGACCGCCGCCGACTTCAAGCCCGCTGTACGTCATCACGCCCTGAATAGTAACTGGAATGCTTGTCATTGTGTCCTCCTCTAGGATTTTGCAAAACGCGATTAGCTCATACACCCACACTGTGACAGGCCGCCGGCTGCACGATCATCGCCACAACGGCACGTGAACGCCGGCCAGCGCGAGCAGCTGGATGATCACGTAGATCACGATCACTGCCAGCAGGATCGCCAGCAGCACCCGGACGATGGTGGCGAACGGCTCGCCCATCGGGACGAGGGGCAGCAATTGCTGGATGCCCCACCACACCACACCGAGCAGCACGAGCAGCAGGATGAGGCCGATCACTGCGCCGATCATGTCATGGCTCCTTCGCTTTCGGGATCACGCACTGCTCGATGAACATCTGCCGCTCCTGCGCGAACAGCCTGCGCTCCTCGGTCATATCCTGCTGCCGCTTGACGCTGTTGTAGCCGATCACGCCGAGCGTCAGGCCCTGCAGGATCACCATCGCCAACAGCCCCGGCGCGTTGCGCATGCTGTCGGCGACGCTCGCCACCGCCTTGGCTGCCCCCTCGGTGATGAAGTCGATCATCGCCGCGCCACCTTCTTCTTGCCGGGCTTCTTCTTGGCCACCGCGGGCCCCTCGTCCAGGTAGGCCTGCACCTGCTTGAACATGCGATCGGCATCGGACTTCAGCTCGACCTCCTTGCGGATAATCGGGCCGTAGTGGTTGCACAGGTTTCGCAGCGTCAGGCCGTGGCTCTCGACCGCGAACGCCGGGCACTCCTTGCACATCTGCTGGAAGTCGTAGCCCTTGCCGCTGCCGTAGCAACTCCACTCTGAACTCGAGCAACTCACCCCATCGTCGAACTGGCTGAGGTAGCAGCTGGGCTTGTTCGCCGATTGCGAATACTCCGCCATCAGGTTCGAGAACTCGGGGTCGCTGGCGCTGTGCGCGTTGTAGCTCGTTTGAAAGAGACCGGCTTCTGCTGTATCGCTTGAGGTGTTCGTAGCACTCTGATCGCGCCCCTCGCAGTGCCGCCCTGAGCTTTCTCTCATCCCGCTGCCGAGCATCAGCGCATAGAGGTGGCGCAGGGTATCGATGCCGTCATCCTCGTTCGACATGCGCATGTTGTCGAACTCGGAGCGGTAGACGTTGAGCGCGTCCTTGTCGCTGTTGGTCCGCGCCGAGGCCATCACCAGCACCGCAGGGTGGCCGGTCTTGAGCTTCTTCACCGACTGCGCGAAGGCGCAGGCCATGCCCTGCATGTAGCCGACCGGCGCGATGCCGCGATCGTCCCACGAGTAGTTGCTGATGACGCTCTCGTTGGCGATGTGGCAGATGTCCTCGATCTCCGCCTCGGTGAGCGCGTGGGGCGGCGGCGGCAGCGGCTCCTTGTGCGCGTAGAGCGCGGTCCAGGTCTGCTCGCCGGCGATGCCGTCATAGTCGAGGCCGCGGGTGGCCTGATAGTCCATCACCGCCTCCTCGGTGAGGCCGCCGAAGTCGCCGTCGGTGGTGAGGTTCGGAGAGGGCCGCAGCTCCCAGTTCAGCATGGTCTGCAGGTCCTCCACGTGCCAACCCTCGTCGCCCATGCCAAGCACCGGGCGCGACGAGAGCGGAGTGTCGTAGGGGTTCTCGGGACGCGATGGCGGCTGCTCGCCGGGCGGCTCCACTGGCGGCGTGTCGCCGATGTCCTGGCCGCTGATCGCCTCGGCGATGGCGTGGCAGATCGCGTCATAGTGGGCGCCGTAGAGGTTGGCATCAGCCTTGCTGTCGACAAAGCAGACCTCGATCAGGATCGCCGGCTCCTGGGTGTTGTTGAGGAAGAACAGGTCGCCGCGATACTTGGCGCCGCGGTTGATGAAGCTGCCGGCCTTGGCGATCGCGCCGGCGACCTGGCCCGACAGCGTCGACTGGGTGACGTACAGGCACTCGGTGCCCATCGGGTTCGGCGTCGTCTGGTAGGCGTTGAAGTGCACGCTGACATCGAGGTCGCGGGTCTGGCTGTTGTGGAAGTTGACGATGCGGTTGAGGTTTTCCGACTGATCGTCCGAGATGTCGTCGTGGAACGTCACCACGCCGACGCCGGCGGCGCCGAGCGTGTTGGCCACCGCCTCGACCACGCGCCGCGCCTCGTTAACCTCGTCGAGATAGCCCGAGGCGCCGCGGATGTATTTGCCGTGGCCGCTGGAGATGACGATTTTCATTTGTCGGTCCTCGGCGGCGGCAAGGTCGGGATTTGAGGCGGCTGCCGCGGCGGCAATTGCTTCTCGACCTGCTCTTGCATCTGTGTCCGCTGCGCCTGGCGCTCGGCATTCTGCATGATTGCGATGATTTGGCCGTGCGCCTCGCGCGTCATCGGAATGCGGCTAAGCTCGGCGTCGATCTGCGCTCGCCAATCAGTGAGCGGTATGACTTGCTGCGCGAACGCGCTCGATGTCAGCAGCAGCAAAGCGATGAACATTCTCATGGGCATGTCGCTTTCTTGTAGAGGACACCGCTCGTATCGACGCAGACAAACAGGCCGCCACCGCCAGCGGAGGCCGGCAACGTCCCGGTTAAGCCGCCGGTCTGGGTCACCGATGCCACGGTCGCACCGTTATTGCGGAACAGCGCAATTGGAGCAGCCTGGACGCCATTATCGGCCACGAGAGCAGCCTGCACCGTTGGAGTGACGGTCTGGGCCAAATTGAAGTAGCCCCCAATCATGGCCCCGCCAGCATTATTAAAAGCCGAGCCAACCGAGCCCAAATTAGTGGTGCCTGCACCCCCCGCAACGTTAGCAAGCCCTATAAAACCAACATTAGTCTGTCCATTGGACGCAATGGCACGGTCGCCGACGTTCAAACCAGTCGTTGTTCCAAAAGTATTGGAACTGGTACCTATATTGCCACTGACCGGATTTACCCCGGGCCCTCCATTAAGGGTGTTGGCAGTTGAAGCTGCGGCATTGCCTATGTTGAGTGCACTAGTGTTAGCTGTACCGGTATAGCCAGCTAGATAATTGAACACCCAACCAATATTGGTTTGATTGGCATTGCCGGCACTAGTGATGTTGTAGATGATTGCAGCCTGCGCGGCCGTTGGACCTGCAGGCTGCGTTGCCGATACAACGAGTGCACTGGCGCCGGGGGCCAAGGGAGCAGGTAGCGAAACTGCTAGCGGCGCGGTCCAGGTATTAGCATGGGCGAGGTTTAACGAGCCGACCACGGCCCCAGTCGTTGGAGAGAACGTCAGGCTGCCATCGGCGTTGGTGACCGAGCCGACGCCGCCGCCGCCGCCACCACCGCCTGGACATGTCGCGCTCTTGAAGATGTTGCCACTGACATCGAGGCAGGCAGAGCCCGCTGGACCCGTCAGTGCCGGAAATGTCACGTTGGTGGTGCCGCCAATTCCGACCTCGAACAGCGGCATGCCGCTCGGCCCAACCAACAGGGATTTGTCCGCCTCTAGGCCGCCAACGCTGAACGCTGCGGTGGGCTGCGTTGATTGAAACTGAAGCGTCCCAGCCACATCGACAAACATCTGCCAGTTCTGAAATGCGCCGGTGGCGTCGGTGTAGGAAAAGGCGATCGACTGGCTCGCACTGTTGGCCACGACAGGCGCTGGTGGGCAGGGCGGATTTTGACCTGCTGTTGCACAGGGCGGAACGTGCTTGAGCGAGCCGATCGAGAAGGCAACTGCAGCTGCGCCATTGAGCGAGGAAAAGCACGAATTCCAAAACGGCGGATTGTTACCGCTTATGGTCGACACGTTGGAGCACGACCAGCCAAAGGCAAAGTTTGGCTGCCGATCCATGAAGCTACTGAGAATGACGCTGCGGGCGCCTACGGTCGTTGGACCATTTCCGCCACTCACACACGGCCCGGTCACACCCGCCGCACAGGTATTGCCGACGTAGAAATCATCCTCGCCGGCGATCAGAACGGCGTTCTGTATCCCGCTGCACGATGAAACATTCTCGCAGTCGACGATGCGATAGTTCTCGGCCCAGCACGAGGTGCCGGTGACGCCGCAGGTGAACAGGCCGTAATAGCCGACGCCGCCGCCCCCGGACATTCCGCTTGAGGCGGATCGATTGCGGACGTAGGCGCCGAAGGCCTCGGCGTTGAGGATCGTGCTGTTGGGCGGGATGTAGACGACAGACTGCACGGCGTCCCACACCGCGCCGGTGATGGCGGTGACCGGCCCGAAAATCTGTCCCTGGGTGACCGATGAATTCTGGATGGCGATCTGGAAGCCGGCAGTCGTGATCGGCACCAGGTTGTTGCCGATGAACGACTGCGGCGCGGTCCAGGTGCAGGCCGTGCTCAGCGATGCGCAGGCACCTCCGCCGCCGCCGCCGCCGCCGCCCGGCGGCTCGACGATCGGCTGGCCGTTGCCATCGAAGCCCAGCACCATGCCGGCGCGCGCCAGCGCGTTCGGCAACGGCAAGAGCACCTCGCCGGGCTGCCCTCGTATTGTGGTGGCAAGCTCGTCCCACTGTTCCCGGTTCTGCGCGACAATGTCGGTGATGACCTGGTTGAGCGAGCGCGCATCGATGCCACGATCCTCCGGAAACTGGGAGACGCGTCGTGGCCGGCGGGCACCGAGGATCACCACCGTCCCGGTTTGCGGCGCGTTGAATGTGAGCACCGCGTCGGTGATCGGGAGGGGAATGCTGCCGAGCGAGCCGGTGGCGCTGGTGAGCTTCCAGCCGTGCGCCGGGTCCGTCGACAGATAGCGCACGCCGTTGATCGAGACCGCGATCCAGGCGTCGACATCGGTGCCGTCGCCGTAGAGGGCAAACCCGACCGAGCAGGCGCAGGTCGAGCCGCTGAGGTCATAGTCGTTTATCCGCGGGGCGTCCGGCAAAGCCGGAACATTTGGCGGCGACCCCCCTGCCCCTCCCTGGGCGGCCACCAGGGACGTCAGGGCGAGCAGGGCGAACAGGGCGAGGATGATCTTGCGCATGGGCCGGGACCATGCCGGCCATGCTTTATCGCGGCAAAGCACCCGCTCAGTGCTGCGCCTGCTGCGGGACGCCCAGCGCGTTGCCGAGGCTCTTCTCGGCCTCGGTGAGCGCGCGATTGAGGAACCAGAGATTGTTGCCACCCATAACGCGCCGGGTCGCGTTGATGTCGGCCGCGGTGTAGTTGCCCGACGCCATCGCCCCGGTGGCCCGCGACAGGTTCACCAGCTTGCCGAAAGTCGGGCCCATCAGGCTTTCGACTGCGCTGCGGCCGGCATCACGCGACGTCCCCGGGGTGGCGCCGAGAGCGCGATAGACATCGACCCTGCCGCGCGTCGCCTTGCTGGTGAAGTTGTTGGCCTCGTCGAGCCAGCCGGTGAGGTTGCCGCGGCTGATGCCCTCCTTGAGGTAGTCCGACGGATTGTTCGACAACGGCGTGCCGGTGGCGACCGCATGGACGTAGTACGCCATCACACCAAACCCGAGCGAGGCGATGACGCCTTGCAGGGTATGAGCGTCGGAGCGCTGCAGATTGGCAACCAGAATGCGCGTGGTCGCCGCCGCGGTGAAGCTCTTGAACTGGGTCAGCACACCGAGCACGGGATCAGAGAGGAACGCCGGCTTGTCGATGCCGGGCGTCACCACCGCCAGATTGACATCGCGGTGGATTGCCGCCTCGAACACCGAACGCGCCTCCTTGTGCGTCCAGTCCTCGGTGTTGGGCAGCATATGACCATCGACCTCGTTGCCGCGCTTTTCGTATTGCTCGACGATCGTCTCCCACAGCCGCTGCGGCACGTTGGCCTGGCCGAGCTGCAGCAGGTCGAGTTTGGTCGCCTTGCCCTCAGCCGCCCGCTTGGCGGCGCGATAGAGCCCGGTCGAAGCCACCGTCGCCGCCCAGACCTTCTGGATATCGGTCATCGGCGCCATCAAGTTGAGCATCTGCATCTTGTCGGCGCCGTACTGCAAGGTCCGCTCGGCCGTCGAACCCTGCGCATAAGGCTCGACGATGCCGTTGAGTTCGTGGTGCCGTGTCGCCGTGATGGTTTCGTTGGCGATGTGCATCACCTGGAACTGACGGATCACCTCCTTGGCATACTTGCGGTCGGTCATCATCGATTTGATGAACGGCACCCAGGCATCGTTGAAGGTCGAGCCCATGCCCCAGCGGAAGATCACGCCGGCGGTGTCGGGGATCGACGAGATGGCGGCGAGGCCCATGCTGGCCCAGACGTTGTAGTTGCGCACTGCGGCGGCGATCCGCCCGATACGGCGCTGCGCCTCGTTCTTGGGAATGTTGTAGAGCCCGCGGATACGATCGCGCAACATGGCGACGTCCTTGATCGCATCGTCGCGCTCCTTGCCGAGCCGTGTGACCTCCTTCTCGTTGCCGCGATTGGCATCGATCAGCTGCTGATAGTCCTCGCTGATCTTGCGAAACTCGTTGGTCATCTCGGCATCGCCGAACCGCTCGGCGAGCAGAACGTCGGGCACGAAGGTCCGCATATAGCCCGACATCACCTTGTTGATGTCGCGCTCGATCCAGTCGTGGGCAAAGGCATTGCTGACGTCCAGCGCGCGCTCGTGGAGCGATCCGCGCAGCGCCGCCGCGGCTCCGGGAGGCATACGCGGCTGCGCGCCGCTCTCGTCGTAAGGCAACCGGCCGTCGGGCGAACCGAGGATGCGCCAAGTCGCATCCTCGGCGTCGTCGCGCAGCTCCTGCGGCGTCTTGCTCTGCGCGCTCTCCATGATGCGCTGTGCCGCCTTGTCGACCGCCTCGTCGGCGCTGGTAAGCCGGCCACCCTTGGGCTCGCCCTCGGTGCGCTTGGCCTCGCGCTCGGCCTCGTACTTCTCGCGCGCCTTGATCGCCGACATCGCTTCCTGGTGCGACTGGCCATGCCACTTGCCGATCTCCTCTTCGAGCTTGGCGCGCATGGCGGCGGCCGAGGCGTGCTCGTTCTGCAGCTTTTCCTCGAGGTCGGCCACCTTGTTGCGGTGTCGCAGCGCGTCCTCGGCGAGTTTGTTGCCGCGTGCCCTGATCTGAGTTTCGAACAGCGCGCCGCCACGCGCCTTCTCGATGTTTTTCTCGGGCGCCGCCTCGCGGATGCCGCCGACGTTCTCGTAAGAACTCTCGCGCATGCGCTCGGCGGTCTGATAGCCGAACTTGTTCTGGCGGCGGACCTCGTCGCGCAGCTCCTCGCTGAGTTCGAGGTCCTCCTGCGCCTTCTCCAACTGCTGAGTATATTTCTTGATGTTGGCTTCGCGCTGGTCGAGCGAGCCCCTGACGGTGCGCACGCGCTCTTGTGTCGCGGCGTTGGCGGCCTGGTCGGTGGCGTATTTCTCGGTGAGCTTGTCGACGAACTCGGGCCGCCGCGCCTGGATCAGCGCCTTGTTCCACATGTGTGGAAAATAGCTCTCGTCGGGATACTGCTCAGCGCGCTTGAAGCCATCGACCGATTGCTCGGCCCGCCCGGAATACTCGTCGAACACCGCCTTAGCCTTCTCGGCGGCCTGCTGCACCAGCGGATTGTCGTGCTTGACGCCGAACATCACCGCGTCGCCGACCTGCTTGGAGAAATCCTCAAAGCTGATCTTGCCGCCGAGCCGGGTGAGGTCGGTGCCCCACAGGCCACGGATTTCGTCGCGCAGCTTGGCGCCGCGCGGCACCGCGCCCTCGAACGCGGTCTGCGTCCACCCCTCGTGGACCGCGTCATAAATCTGCTGCGCTCGGGCCTGCTGCTGGGTGCGCGCCATGGTCTCGATCGGCGCCTCGCCATCGAGCGTCGTCGTGCGACCTTCCAGGTTGGCTTTGACCAGCACCGCGGTTTCCGCGAGCCGGGTGGCGGCGCGACGCGCGGCGAGGCTCCCCTTCAGCAGCGTTCGCGTCACCGCGTTGTCGCGGAGCTTCTCTAGGCCATAGGCGCCCACCGGCGTGAGGTCTTCCATCGTCCGGGTGTCGGTCGCGGCGGCGCCGGCCGGCGCCGGCTGTCCCATCACGTGGGCATCGGCGGCGGCCCGCTCGCGGTCCATCTTGCCGGCAATGGAGGCGGCCTCGCCCGGGAACAGCCATGCCCCGGCACCACCGAGCAGGCCGCCGAGGATGGTGGTGCTGGCGATGCTCACCGCGGCTTCACCGCCAGTGCGGCTCGGATCGCCGGCGAACCGAAACGGCTCCTGCGCCGCAGCCTGCAGGCCGCCGGCGGCGCCCACCTCAAGTGCGCTGCGCGCGAACGGCATACCATCCTTGAGCGTGCCAACCAGCACGCGGCCGGGCAGCAACAACGTCGGATCGATATTGCCGACCAGGCTGCCGATCGTACCCCACAGGCCCGACGCCGCCCGGATGCGCTGGTCCGCCTCGTCGTGATCAATTCGCGCCCTGATCATGTCGGTGTGCGCCGGCGACACCGAGGCGGCAAATTCCGGAGCGTGCGCGACGTAACTCGGGTTGTCCTTGATGTCGTCCCACTTCACCGCATAGCCGTCTTGCGGCTCGAAGCCCTGCATCGCCAGCGCACGAGCCGCCGAGTAGATGATGCTCGAGCCGCGAAAGCCGGCGCCAATCTGCTCGCCCGGCGACGGCCCCGGCGGGTCGTTGAACGACTGCGGCGGCGGGCCGTACATCTCGGGGACGGCTTCCATCGGCATCAGACGCTGCTCCTCGTCGCCTGGGTCGTCGCGATCTTGGTCTTGCCCTTCGCCTGGCCAACCAGCGGCGCCGTCTTGGGCGGCTGGATCAGCCAGTGATCTTCGTAGTCCTGGTACTCAACGTCGGGGTTGTCCTTGAGGAACCGGTCGACGCCGGGCGAGCTTTTCGGTACCAGCGTCGGCCCGCGCTTGAGGTTCTCCTCGATCTGCTGCGGCGTGCGGCCACCCAGCGTCTGCCATTGGTCGACCTCCTCGCGCGTGGCCTTGCCCTTGTACTCTGCCATCTGCACCGGTGCCCCAGAACGGACACGCGCAGCCTCACCTCCCGGCACACCACCGTGCTGATACCAATTGAAAGCTTGGTTCCATTGCCCCTCGTCCATCGGGTAGTGGCCAGGGGCTTCGCCGCGACTGACCGCCTGCATGAAGCCAGTCATGAACTTCGGATCATTCACCAATTTATCGTCGATGCGCTGGTTCGGATCGTAGCCGGCCGGTGCACCACGACTGCCGCCCGACCACTTGCGCAGAGCGCTGTCGATCGTCATGCCCTTATAGTTCTGCGACAACAGAAACATATTCGAAGCTGCGCCATGAACCGGCGAAGGAAAATCGGCAATGAGGTGTCCGCCGCCAATGGTAGCAGTCCCCGTCGAACCAAAACGCCGCGAGCTTTCACCTGGATATTGAGCGCCAGGATTATTGAAACGCACGTTGGCGAAATGTGCAGGCGTCGTGGCTCCCATCGTCGGCGACACTGGCGGTTGTGCCGGCGGCTGTGGCAGCACCAGCTCGTTGCCGGGCTCGACCTTGTCGAAATACCCCTTGAGCGCGTCGGGCTCGTGATGCTCCAGATTGGTCGCGCCGGGCTTGAACCGGTATGCATGCACGCCCGTCTCGCCACCCGGCAGCTCCTCCCAGGTGCCACCCTCGTTGCCGGCCGAGCCGTGCCAGATGCTCTCGTCTGAGAACGTCGGATGGTTCGGCTTCTTGAACTCACCGGGCAGCTGGCTGCCGAGCTGTGGCCCTTCGTCGGTCGACGGCGGCGTTTGATCATCGGCCATTGGGCTTTCCTGTCCTGATATCTCCAATTCCAAGGGCCTCGGCCAGTTTGGAAGTGGCCATGGCCGGGTCCCTTGGTGGAACACTCTTGTTCGAAACGGGGCCCGATTGCCCAGTCCTGTCCTCTATGTTCCCGCTCGGAGCGGACGACAGATCGCCGGTCGGGACATACACCCCGGCCCGCATGAAACTCACCGGAGGATCGGCCTCGGGATTTTGTTTGGCCTGGTAATCATAGCGCTGTTGCTGCTGCCACCAGCCGCGCAGGTCGTAGTCCCTGAGGTCCCTGCTGACGTCGCGTCCGAGCGAAGCCGTCTGGCCCTTGATCCAGCGCTGGAAGCTCTGCTCCGACTTCTCGTCGAGGTCGGTGTTGTAGCGCTCGGTGAAATCCTTATTGGGCATCGCGATGCTCCGCATGAGCCTTGGCGTCGGTCGGCGGCCCGATCAGCCAGCTGCGCGCCCGCTCGCGCATATTCCTCACGCCAAAGGCTCCCATGATCCTCGGGCCGAGCTGGAAGGCCGGCGTCTGGTCGCCCGCCCAATCGGCCGGATATTGCCGCCCCATCGTGCGACGGCCGATATTGACCGCTGCCCGCGCCCGCGCCGCCTGAGCGTTCTCCATGGCGATGCGCTGCGCCTCGTAGGCCTCCCCCGCCGGCGAGTAGAGATCGGTGCTCTTGCCGGGCTTGAAGATGAAGCGCGTGCTGCCACGATCGACGTTGGTGAAGGCCTCGTCGGTCGGCGGCTTCCGGAGCAGGTCGGCCTGGCCGGTCTTCATGTTAGTAACCCAGACCTCGTAGGATACCGGCAGGCCGTGCTCGGCCTCATATTTTGACTGGGTGTCGGCGACGAGTTTTTCGAACCGCCAGTTGGCAACCGGCGCTGCTCGCGGCAAATCACCGCCAAGCCCGATCCCCAACGCCGACGGCGACACCTGCGGGCCCAGGATCGAGGTGATGTGCTCGTCGAGTTGCCGGCTCATCCACACGCCGCCGGGATCACCAGGCAGCGGCGGCGTGTTGTAGTACTTCTCGGGCGCGTACTTCATCAACGCGCCACCGTTCACATCCGACACCGCCCACTCGTTCGCCATCCGGCCGGAAATCTGCTTCTTCGCCTCGTCGAGTTTGGAACCGCGGCCGACCAGGGTCGCCACGCCATCCTTCCACTCGCTCAAGAACGCACTGGCAGTCGAAGCATCCGCCGGCGGCAGCGGCATCGACCCGATGGCGCGGGCAAGCGGCCCGGGCGTGATCCAGAACGACTTGTCGAGGATTTGCTCTGGCCTCACATCTTTGAGGTCCTTCTCCTTGGTGTCCTTTTCGATCTGGCGGCGCGCCTCCAGGGTGCGCCCGTCGACCGGCTTGTTCAGCAGCTCGGTCCGTTCTGCGGAGTTGTAGATGCCCTGCAGGCTGAGAGCCGTGCTGAGGTGGGTCATGGCGTCATCGCCATAGGCGGCTTTAAACTCGTGCGGATGGGCGTTGTAGAGGTCTTCCATCGTCGCGATGGCGGCATCCACCCGCACATGGTCGAGGCTGTAGCTCATGTCGCGGACGGCATCGCGCATCTTGGGCTGCGTCAATGTCGCCAGGCGATCGGTGTCGGGGATCGCATGGAATGCCCCGAGCGCCTTCGCCGCGTCCTCGGACCTGAGGCCGGTCGTGAGCTGCGGATAGAGCTGCGCCGCCTCGGCTTCGCTGACATAGGACACGCCACCAAACGTCTTCTCCCTCTGATGAAACGTGGCGGCGCCTTCGGTACGCGCCACCAACTCGCCGGCAAAGGCGTCAGGCTTATCGGGAGCCAGCGGGCCCGGCGGCCGCGCCCCAAAATGAATATTGGCGTACCCCAGCGGGTCGCCCTGCTTTTCCTTCTCGTCCGTCTCGGTCTGTTTGACCACTTGGTCGAAGTACTTTTGCGCCCTCGGATCAGTGGTCTGCGCTGCCAACTGCCTGGCGGTAGAGATGACCGCGTTCGACTGCTCCGAGGTAAGGGTACCTCGCTTCACCGCACTGGCGAGGGCGGGCTGCAGATCGTTGACGAGATCGTTGCGCCGGGTGAGGCCGGCAAGCTCGGCGAACTCGTCGAGCCGCTGCTGCGAAATCTGGTGCCCGTGCTCAATCGAGTATTTGAGTTCGCCGTGGGAGGCCTCGACGTCGTGCGCCGCCAGTGCCTTGCCGCGCTCGTTCGCGTCGTTCCACATCTTCACCGTCGCCGTATCGCTCATGTTGATCGGCACCGGCGGGTTGGGCGGGCCGAACTGGCCGGGAGCTTGCGGCGCGCCCGGCTGGTAGCCTGCCATGAGCTGCTCGATCAACTCGATCTTGTGCAGCCGGTCCTCGGTGTTCTGGCTCGACAGGTCTTCGAACACCGGTTTGAAATTGCGCCACGCCGTCAGGTTGCGCATGCCGGTCGTGTTGCCCAGCGCGGCCGCCGCCGTCATCAGGTCGTTGTAGGGCTCCTCCCTGAAGCCGGTCGGGTTATCCATCCAGGTCTTGATGCTGCCATTGATGGCGGTGGTCTGCGCGGTGATCGCCTTGCTGTCCTCCGCCGACATCCCTTCGAGCGACTTGAGACCTTCGGTGACGAAGTGGTCGCGCTGCCGCGGCGTCAGCGGCAGGTCCTTGCCCTGCTCGCCCCACGCCCAGTCCATCAGAAAACGCTGCGCCTCGGTCTTGTTCGCCTTGGTCTGGAACAAGCGGATCGCCTGCCCGACGATCGACTGCCCCATGTCATCGCCGTGGGCCTGCTGCAGCATCAGCTGGCGCTTCTCCGGGGGTATCTTGAGCCTGGGATTGTTTGCCAGGGCGTTGATGAGGGTGACGCGCTCCTGGTAGAGCTGGCTGTACTCCTTGCTCTCGACGCCGCCTTGCTGGCGCGCCAGCACCTGGGTCTGGTCGTTAATCCGGGTGAGCTGCGCTTCCGTGTTCTCCTTGAACTCCTGGGTGTCGTGGGCGTCCTTCTCGACCAGGATCGAGCGCATGTACTGCTGCGAGGTGTTGTCGACCATGCGGTCGACACCGCGGGCCAGCGCCGGGTCCATGCCCTTGAGCAACGCCGGCTTATAGGCGCCCACCGCCTTGGCGTACCCGGTCGGGTCATACTGATTATCGAGCTTCGCCTTGAGCAGGTCGGTCTCGATCTGCGGCTGCAGCTTTGCCGCGGTGGCGAGCCGTGCCGACACCGCCGCCTCGCCGATGATCGGCGGCAGGCGGTCGACGATCAGGTTGCCGCTGTCGTCGCGCCGCACCGCCTGGCGTCCGGCCTCCTCGGCGAGCGGCTTGGCGACGTCCTCCAGCGCGCCCGACACCTTCTCGGCGGACTGCGCAATCGCGGTGTACGGGCCAGCGATGTCCGCCTGGCTCAGATTGTACTTGATCGGCCGGGTGGTGCTGTCAGGGAACGGGACGCGCGGAAGCTCTGCCATCACACCGCCTTCGAAAGTGCCGAGAGCACATCAGAGCCGGCGCTGATGTAGCCCTGGGTCAGCGCGTATTTCGCCGAGGTGCGCAGATAGGCGGCGTCGCTATCGTCCTGGCGCGCCTGGGCCATGATGTTGTCGACGTCGATCGCCTTCTTGGTGAGCCCGAGGTCCTCGTTCATGTCGCGATAGGCGCCCGCCATCGGCGAGGTCGGATCGCCATGAGCCGCCGCCCGCACCGCATCGATGTTGCCGAGCGTGGTGGCGAGCTGCTGGCTCTCGGCGGCACCGGTCTGCACCGCCGAGACCCGGGCGCGCTGGGCATTGGCCTCGAGCGTCGCCGCCCGATACTTGGCGCCTTCGGCCTTGCCCTGGGCGGCATAGATGTCGCCGAACGCCTTGAGGCCGCTGCTCGCCATCGAGGCGCCGGAAGCCTGCTGACCGACCGTTGGACCACCGGCATCCGCCAATGGCTGTCCCATGGGTTGCCCTCACACAGTGACCTCGGTGCCAAGCTCCAACAGCGTGTACGGCCCGACGGTATCCTTGATGATCGCGACGCGCGGATCGTAGGAGCGCCCCTTGGGCCGCCAGAATTCCGCACCGTTGCGCAGCGGCGCCGACTGGGTCGCGTCGTCGCCCATGAGGTAGGTCGGGATGCGCCGCGAGCCGATCACGGTGCCCTGCGGCGGCGCCGACGGCCGCACCGGCCCTGAATACATCACCACGAACAGGAAGCCGGTCGAGTTGTTGAAGTAGCTCGACATCCTGGCCACCCGGCGGCGGATCATGCGCTGCTTGGTGTCCTGGCCGGGACCGGGCGACGGGATGAACGGCTCGATCGTCGCGGTCCACGGCTGGCCAGCGACCAACTGCGGCGATGCGAGATTTTCGCCGCCGATGAATTGCGGAATGATGAAGCCGTTGGCGTCGACCTGGTAGATGCCCATCTGGCGCAGGCCATTGTCGAGCAGCGACACCGGCTGACCAGGCGCCCACCACAGCGGGCCCTTTCCGGTCGGCGGCACCAGCGCAGCCGGCAGCGCATTGACGTTGATGCTCGCATCCATGAAGCGGGTCGGGTCGAGAAGCTCGGCCATCGGGCCCGTCGCGCCGGGATAGTTCGTGGTGAACCAGACATTGGCGAGGCGCGACGCCACCCAGGTGACGTTGCCGATGCCGTTCATGATGACGAAGCCGGGCGCCGACTTGAGCTGGCCGTTCTCGATATCGACATAGGCGACCGCCAGCGAGCCGTTGCCATTGAGGATGTAGACGTAGCGCTCCGAGAACAGCGGATTGTCGCCATCGGGAGCAGCAATGGCGATCGGTGCGATCAGCAGCGCCCGATGCAGCTCGGAGAGGTCGCGTGCCTCATAGGGCCGGTTATAGGCGCCGGTCGCCGCGATCGCCCGCACCTGATTGGCGGCGGCATTGATGTAGATGATGGCGCCGCGAAAGAACCGCGGCTGCACCGGTGCCGCACCCTCGTCGATGCGGTTGAACACCACCACGCCGGTCGCGCTGAGCGGGTTCTGGACGTTGATCGGTATCCAGTAGGTGGCGTTGTCGCCGAACACGAACTCGTCGCTCTCGGCGCCGGGCACGACGAAGTAGACCTGGGTCTGGCCCGGCGCCAACTCGAAGATCGCGTTGTCCGCCGTCAGGAATAGATCGGTCGGCACATAGAGATCGTTCGGCGCATTGATGGCGGACCACACGACGCCCCGCGGCACCGCAGGGAAATTGGTCAGCCCGAGCCGGTTCTGGTCGGCAAAACAGGACATCGGCCAGCCGCGATAGGCATTCATGATCTCCTCGTCCCAGATGGTCACCGCAGCTGGTTCGAGGAAGCTCTGCGCGGTCGGCGCGCCAAGACCGCCGCCGGGACTGGTGACGCCATCGGCGACGCCAACTTCAAACGGCGTCCCGCTGAGCAGCTGCACATCAATGGTGATGCCGCTGACCGCCGTCACCTGGCCCCTCGCGCCGGAAACCTGGCCGATGACGACGTCGCCGACGCTCACGATCCCCGACAAATCGCCCACCGGCGAGTTGCCGAATGTCAAATGCTGGCCGTGAAAGAGGCCCTCCCAGACTTCGCCGGTGGCGTGCATCGGGTCGGCCACGGCGGTGATGAGTATTTCGCGATTAACATAGCGGATGTAGGTGCCGACCATGCCGGCGACGAACACCGGATCGGAGGTGACCAGGTTGACGATCTGACCGCGGCCGAGGCCGCCACCGGTTTGGATCGGCTGCAGCGTAATGCCCTGCGGCGAGATGCGATAGAACGCCGCCCGCCGGGTGTTGCCGATCGACATCACGTCATACAGCGCAATCGTGAATGTCGTCGTGCCCTGCGCCCAGGTAATCACCCGCGGCTGCATGCCGGGAAAACAGATGTAGATGGTGGTGCGAAAGATCGCCCACACGATCTGGCTGGTGTTCGCCGCGGTCCACGGCAAGCCGGTGGCGGTGAACACCACGGTGCCGTTCATCTGGCGCAGCTGCAGCTGGCCGGGGGCAAAGCACAGCACGAACGGGAAGCCAGGGCCCATCAGAATTTCTTCGACCCGTGGGCCGTCGAAGAACTGCGCCGAGCGGCCGAACCGATTGGCCAGGCCCTTGGTGTTGAGCTGGCGATAATTGATGCAGGTCCTCACCCCGGCCTTGAAGAACGGGTGATCCTCGTTACGCCTGATGTTGGGATCGACCTGGCCGGCAGAGAAGTCGCGCTGCGCCGTGATCATGTTTGTCGATGGCATCGCGCATCACCCCGGCGTTCCAGTGCCGCTCCAGTTGGAGCCGGGAGGCACCAACCCGGGCCGACGGATGCGGCGCGCCGCCTGCAGGCGAGAATTAAAAAACGCGCGCTTGGGCAGCTGCTGATCGTGCCGGGCCTGGGCCTGCAGCAGCGTCAGCTCGGCGAGCTTGAGCTGCGCCATCGCCGACGCGGTGTCCTCGTGCAGGCCGCGATAGATGCCGGCGATCACGAACTGTTCGAGCGCCAGGATCAGCATCGGCGTCGCGAACTGCGGATCGGAGGTCGACGAGCTGATGTAGGCCGCGAGCACCGCCGCCGGCACCTGCGGCGGGATCGGCGCCGGCGGGCCGCCCTGGGCGTTGGTCACCACCTGCGGCCGCAGCCCGCTGGTCGACGGGCCCATCATCACCGCATAGGGCGCCGGGCGGTTGTCGACCCGGATGTAGATCAGGTGGACGAGATCGGCCGGCAGATTGAAAGCAGTGTCCCATTCGGGATCGGCCGGGGCGTTCGCTGCCGGCTGCAGCACCGCCATGGTGCGGGTCCATGACCACGGGTGCCGCTCGATGATGTAGCCGAGCGCCCGCTCATAGGCCGGCGAGCAGACATCCCACTCTTCCGAGCCGTCGTCCGCCACGGCGACGAGATTGTTGCTCGTCTGCGCCAGCGCCGAGTTGATGAGAGCGAGCTTGTCGAGGGGCCATTCGAACATGGCCAGTTTGTGCGCCGGCCCAAAAAAGCCGGCAAAGCACCGGGCTCAGGGGATCATGCCGCCTTCGCCGCTCTGAAACGGATATTTGGAGCCGACGAAGATCGGCTGCATCCACAGCCGCTGAAGCGAAGCCTCGGTAAAGTAGCGCATCAACAGGGTTTCGCCGGTCTCATGATCGATCACCAGCTGGGTCGGCGACGACGCCAGCAAATCGTCCGACGCTTCCGGCAGCGTCACGATCACCCGCCAGATCATGTCGTACGGCTGATGCGTGATGCCACCGGTGTCGGGATCGGTGCGGTCGAACGCCGGGTCCCAAATCAGGATATCGGTGATGCAGCGGGACGGGTCCCAGCCGCCGGGCGAGTTCTCAGTGGCCGGGACGTGGTACTGCGCCCATTCCGGGTAGGCCAGGGCCGTTGCTTCGTCGGCGAAACCACCCATATGATCGATCATGACATCCGCTCGTAAAGGGCGCCCCAGGTGTGCGGTGTTTCCCTTGCCTTTCGGTTGAGCAACTGCAACTCGGCGGTGGGCTCGCCCTGCGCCACACCATAGTGTTCCATGCAATACTGCCCCCAGGCGCATTCCTCGGACAGCCATTCGTAGCCTTCGCCGGCCGGCTTGCTGGCAAGCCAAAGGCGGATGTGCTCAAGGGTACCAACGTCGGGTCGTGTCAACATGGTAATTCTCCTCTCACTGGGTTAGCCTTATCAAGTCTGCGTTCGAGGCGACGATGCCGTTCCAAATGCCGAGTTGGCTGTAATTTCCGGAACCATAAAATCCTCCAGGGCCACCCAAAGTCATACTGGTGGGCGCCGACGCATTGATACCTTGAGGATACGAGGAAGGCGTCAACCCATCAGATGTGACCGCTACGTTTGCGGAATTTCCTGCAATCATGGTTTTGTGTGGGTTGAGTACATTGGTGATGGTGGGGCCATTGATGGTACTGCTGGCACTCCAAGCGCCAAACTGAGTCGCTGCCAAAACCCAAATTCCAGCGACATTGTTATCGGCAAGAGCACGTTGAGCTCCTGAACCATCAAACAGAATACCGTTGGTGCCGACAAGGGCTGAATAAGTCGTCTGCGTGAACGGGAAGCTGAACGCATCCGCCGCCTGCGTCACCGTTGCGGTGGTGGTGGGGATGTAGTCGGCCTGGAAGGTCGATTGCGTAACCTGCATACCCCAGAAGAAATAGCCGGAAACGCCATCGGAGGTGAAGTTGCGGTTTGTCCCATTGCCGGTGGCGTAGACTAAGCTGTTAGTATTACCTGATCCTGTGAGTGTAGGAGCGGCAATAGAACACAAGTACCACCCATTTGCCAAAGCAGTGATAACTGCCGTAACGCCAGTACTGCTGAGAACAGAACCGGCACCAACCATGGAGAATTGTGCAAAATGATTTCCTGAAACATCGATATCCAGCTGGAAATTGGTATATCCATTTGGCTTGGCAAAGACTGAGAAGGCGTAGGGCGTCGAAGCCACGGCAGTCCAACCGGCGGTCCAAAAGAAGTCGCTTTGGCCGGTGGTGGCGCCGGGAGTTAAGGAAATAGCCGCCGATCCGCCGCTTGGATCGGGTGTCCCCGGCGCCGCAGCTAGAACCGTTCCGGTGCCCTGTGTTGAATAACTGGCCAAGCTGTCGCTGATAGCTGAGTGCAGATGCAGGTTGGTCGCCGCCCCGGTCAGCCGGATGCCCAACGGCGCCCCACCGGCATCGGTTGGGAACCTCATCACATTGGCAGCGGCGGTCTTGACGACGCCGCCTTGCATGTAGGTCGCGGTCGAGGCCCGGCTGTAGGTAGCGCCGATGGCGGTCATCCAGGCGGCGAAGCTGGACTGAACCACGCCCGCGGCCCAGTACTGGCTGCCGGCGAAGTCGCCGAACAGGGTCGGATTAACACCGCCAACCTGTGGCGGGAACGCTGGCGTAGATGCCGCGATCACGCCCGAGGTGCCGGTGATCGAAGTGGTCACCGTATCGGTCGCCGTGATGGTCTGATTACCGGCAGTGTTGAGCGTCGCCGGGAACGTGCCGACGCCGGCAGTGAGCGTCGAATTTGCCGGAAGTGCTGCCGCGCCATCGGTCGAGGTGAAGTGGACAGTGCCGGCGTAGCCCGGGAACGTGGCGCCGAACTGGTCGAGTGCGGTGACGGTGACGGTGATCGCAGCACCGGTCGACGCCGTCGCCGGCGCGGTGACGCTGAACCGGGTGAGCACCGGGGGGCCGCTGGGGCCGCTGGCGACAAAGCCTTGCCCCGTGAACCAAGGAACGTCGGCGGCCTGGGCGACGATAAGACCGCGGCCGTTCACGACGTAAGTATTGCCGGTGTTGGGATTGGTGATGACGCCGGGAGCCGCCAAGCCCGGCTGCAGCGGCTCCTGCATCACGGTGCCGGACGGCAATTGCACATAGCCCTGGCTCAAGAACCACGGCAGGTCGGCCGTTGAGACGACAGCGGCGCCAGCACCGTTGAAGACGTAGCTGTTGCCGCTGATCGGATGCGTGATGACGCGCGCCATGCCCTGGTCAGGCATGAACGGCGCATAGACGACCGCGCCTGCGCCGGCGGCCGGTGTTGCCGTGTAGCCCTGGGTCAAAAACCACGGCGCATCGGCGTCAGCGACAACCGCCGCGCCCTGGCCATTGAAGGCGTAGCTGTTGCCGGTGTTGGGATTGGTGACCTGCCGGGCTGGCCCGGCAGCCGGCCCCGGCGGTGCGAAGACGGTCGAGACCACGGATCACGTCTTTCTCTTCGCCTTTTGCGTTTGCGGCTCGTCGTCAGCCTTGGGCTCCTCATCGGCCTCGAGGAGGGTGCCGGCGAGGACTGGCGAGAAGCCCTGGCCTGTGAGCCAGCCCATATCGGCGGCTTGAGCGACAACAAAGCCGCGGCCATTGACGACGTAGGAATTGCCGGTGGCTGGATTGGTGATGACGCCCGGAAGGGCTTGGCTCGGCCCCGGCGGCGCGGCCAGGACAGTACCGGCCGGAACCTTGGTGTAGCCCTGATTGAGAAACCACGGCAGGTCGGCGGCGACAATGGCGGTGATGGTGAAGCCGGCGCTGTTGAAGATGTAGCTGTTGCCGGTGTTGGGATTGGTGACTTGCCGGGCCATCCCGCGGGCAACATCGAACGGCATATAGAGCGCCGCAGTCGGTGCCGCCACAAAGCCCTGGCTCAAGAACCACGGAGTATCGACATCGGCCGAGACGACCACGCCCTCGCCGTTGAGGGTATAGACGTTGCCGCTCGGCGGGGTGACGGCGCGGGCAAGACCCGAGGCCGGCTGCAGCGGCGCATACACAGTCGTGGGCACGTCGACCTCCTAAAAAATTGCCGCGACAACGCCGCCGCGGCCAGTCCAGGGAGGAAACCCACATTTCACGTGAAACGTGGCCGTCAAAACTTCAGCGTGATGAACCCACGGCGTAGGCCGCGACGCTTCATGCGTCGACCTTGCCCTTGCCCATGTGCGGATCGCGCTCCTTGATCTTCGCCGTCTCCTCGGCGCGTTTGGCCGCAACCAGCTCGGCCTCGATATGCGCCCGGCCCGGCTTCATGCCTGGCGGCAGCGTCTTGGCCCAGCGCTCCGACTGGACCTCGATCCGGTGATTTCCTTCGTGCGGCCAGCACTCATCCTTGATCGGGCCGGCGACATTGAGACGGTGGTCGTCGAACTCGCGTTTGTCCTTGGCGTAGCGCGCGAGGTCGCGTTTGTAGTCGGTGAGCGCGTCCTCGTAGTTCTGCATCGCCACGGCATCGTCGGCGCTGCGCCCGGTCTTCTTCGGCTCGATCGGCGCCTCGGGAGCGATCGGTCGCACCGGGCCGAGGTCCCAGATTTCGACCATGCCATTCGGCTTGATGTCGTGCTCGGTGTACATCAGGTCCTCGGAAGCGTGCAGACAAAGGCCCTGAAGGTCGCCGAGCCGGCGCCGGTGAGGACGACGTAGAGCCCGATAAACTCGTAGAGAACGCCCAGCTGGTTGGTGGTGAAGAAAATCTCGATCGAGCCCGGGGCGGCAGGGCTGGTGCCGCCACCCGGGATCGGCAGCGTGGCGCCGGCGCCGACATCGGCGGCGCCGAGCACGGCGTTGCCGCTGGCCAGGGCGGGATCGTTGGAGCCGACCACCTTGAACCCGTAGGCGAAGCCGGCGCCGAGGTTGAGCGCGCTGATGTCGACCAGCATCACGCCGTCGAAGCGCGCCTGTTGCTTCGGGTTGGTGCCCTGGTTGCCGCCGAGGTCGACGACGCCGGTGACGCCACCGACCTGGGCGAAGCCCGATGCGGCGAGCGGCGCGGCGCCATCACCGACCTGCAGGTTGATGTCGCGATGATAAGTGCGGTCTTGTAGAGCCATTGTCGTTGTCCCCGTTCAGGCCGCGGCGCTCACGCCACGATCGGCGCGTTGGTCCAGCTGTCGAGCCGGGCCATGCAGTACTTGTGTTCGTCGACCATGCCGACGTCCCAGTTGATGTGGGTGCGGAAGGTCTTGCCGTCCTGCAGCAGACCGATGTCGTGGACTTCGAGCGGGCGCAGCTGCAGGCCGCGCAGGCGGCCCTCGCCGAACGACACGACGTAGAGCGACGCGGTGACCGCGGCGCCACCGCCCGATGCGACCTCGTTGAAGTCGAGCATGTAGGGGTGATCGTCCTTCGGGTAGCCCCAACAGAACGGCAGCCCGGCGTAGCTCGCCTTGAGGCCGCCAACGCCCTTGGCGCCCGAGATGTCGAACTCCTGCATCACGAAGCCCGACAGCGACTGGGTGCGCGCGAGCTGTATCCACAGCGGGCGCGACAGGTACGGCGCGATGATGTGGGTCGGCTTGTTGACGAGGTTGATGGTCTGGTCGAGGTTCGACAGCGACAGCGCGGCGCCGCCCGAGGTGGCGGTGTTGTGGACGTCGCGACCGTACTTGGTGGCACGGACCCGCATGCCGTTGAACACCCGCGGGTTGATCGACTGGTCGCCCGAGATCACGGTGGTCGCCCACAGCTGACCGAACGACGTCATCCCCATCTGCTGCTCGTAGGTGCGCCGCTCCGGCCCGTGACGGTCGATGATGGCGCGATCGACATCGATGTCGTGATCGATGATCGCGGTGCTTTCCTGCAGCGGCGTGATGAAGTTGTGCCCGGACGACGACGCCTCGTTGATGGCGCGGAACGCCGGCGTCATCAGCACCGCCTGGCGATAGAATTGAAACACCGAGCCTTTGAGGCCCTCGAACGGCATCGCGTCGAACACATCGGTCGATGCCGCGAACATCTCAATCGGCGGACGCCGGACGTCGGTGTTGTCGAGCGACTTGGCGTATTCCGACACGGTGATCAGGTTGGAGACGGGCATCGATCTTTACTCCTCAGATCATCCGCGGCCGTTGGCAAACCGCGACTGGTCAAATTGGCGGGCGTATTGCTCTTTTTCGCCGAAGGTCAGTTTGGCGTAGTCGGCATCGCTGAGCCTGGCCGGCTCGCGGCCGTGCGAAGCATCGCGCGCGGCGCCGGGGCTGCCGGACACGCCCTGGCTGGAAAAGGCGCGCATCAGCTGTTCGAACGCCTCGACCGTCGCCGCCGTCGGCGAGTGGTCGAGCACTGCGAGCATCGACTTCGCCTTGTCGCCGGTCATTGCAGCGAGCCAGGTCTTGACGGCGTCGATCCGGGTCGGCGCATTGACGCCGAGCTTGGCGACCTCCGCCTGCTTGGCGGTGGCGAACTTCTGGTCCTCGCCGACGCGCGAAGCGACATACAGGCCGAGCAGCTTCTGGAAGCCCTCTTGCGACATGCCGGCCTCATTGGCGAACTGGCGCGCCGCGGTGATCAGGCCGGGGTCGGCGGTGTCGAAACTCCACTCCGTGCCGGCGGGGAGCTGATAATCGGACGGTAGCTTGAGTTCGTACTTGTCGGCAGTGGGAACGCTCGCCTTGCGGCTCACCTCGGCGGCTTCGCTCGCGGTCAGGCGATCGAACTCGGCGCGCAGCTCGGTGCCTTTGGTCTCACCCTTGCCGGCGTCCCAGAACTTCTCCGGTATCCAACTGGCGCGCTCAGGCGGTGTCGCCGGGGCCGGGGTTGCCGTCGTGCCCGGGCTCGGGCTCGCGCTCGCCGGGGAGGGTGCCGCGCCGGATGGCGCCGCGGGCGCCGAGCCGGACGGCGGCGCGCTCGGGGAGCTTGAAGGTGACGATGCGATCGGAGCGGCTTCCGCCATGAGCCTCGTTGATCCCTGCCGACAGGTGACCCATCAATTCGGTCGCGAGAATGCGTTGGCCATTTTCCTGCTGCAAAGCACCGGGTTCGGTCGTCTGCAGCACGCGGGTCAATCGACGCTGCAGCCACAGATACAAAAGCTCACCATCGGGGCTCATTCCGATGCGATCGATCGCGCTTTTGAGATCGTCTTCTGAAATGCCACTCATGGCTGCGGCGACTGGCCGGGAGCTTGCGGCGCGGTGCCGCCGGGCACCTGGCCCTTGAGCAACTGCGCGATACCTTGCACCGCCGCCTGGACGTGATCGTCAGGCCGAAACTTGAGCAGCTTGACGCGCATCTTGTCGACGATCGCCTTGATCGACGCGCCGCCATCGACCGTCATCTTGAACTCTTCGGGGAACGCCTGGCCGCAAATCTGGATGCACTGCTGCATCGTCGCGATCTCTTGCTGCTCGGCAGCACGCTGCGCCGGGTTCATCGGCGTCGTCGCGATCATGCCGCCATTCTTGCCCTGCAGGCGTTTGACCACGCCGGCGCGCTCCATCAGGTATTTGTAGCGGGTGAAGTAGGCCGCCGGGCCCTCGCGCCAGAATGCCATGCCCGGGGTGCCGATGCGGCGCTGAGCGCGCGCCATCTGGTCGAGCCACTGGCCGAGCGTCGGCGGGGTGTCACCGGATTGCTCGGGAAAATCGATATAGAACAGCCGCCGCATGCGGTGCTCCATGTCCTCGAGCTGAAAAATCGCCGGCTCCATGTTGATCGCCGGATAAATCGGCTTCACCGCGCCTTCGGAGCCCGGACGGATCGGATAGGCGAAGCCGTCCTCAATACCTTGCTCGACCTGCGCAAAACCGTCGTTCGGATAGGTGATCGGCGGGTTGATGGCGCGGCCGACGCCCTCGATCTTGCGGGCGACCAGCTCGTCGGCCTGGCGCAGGTCGGGCAGCGTCTTGAACATCGGGCCGAGCCCCATCGGCCAGTCCGAAGACGGGTCGAACCGGGTGACGACCAGCGGGCAACAGCCCTCGCCGCGGATTTTGACGTTGTGAACGAGCTTATTGTCGACCAGCACGACGTGCTGCCACACCTCGTCGCCCAAATCCTGCCAATCGCGCCAAAATCCCCACACCACGCCGGTGCGTTGGTTGGGTTTGCCCCCTTCGATCGAGCGTCTGTGCTCGGCAGGGACCTTGTCCCACACCTCTTCGCCGAGCAGGCTGCGAACATGCGGCTTGTAGGGCCAGCGGACCGCAAAACGGTCGTCGATCTCGCCATAGGGCCCGAGATTGACCTCCAATTCGCGGATCGGCAGCGCCTGGCACATCACCGCGGAGGCGCGGACGTCGATCCACATGCCGGTGAGGCCGCAAGCGAGGTCGGGATTGTAGGATTTCGGCAGCTCGGAATAGAAATTCGACGCCTGGATCGCGGCGAAGATCGCCAGGTCGTCGGTGCGCACCTGGTCGGCGACCTGTTCCCACACCTCCGGCGGCACGAACATGCCTTTCGAGCGCTGGCACCACGGCTGCGCCTCCGGCATGAAGGTGTTGACGATCTCGGTGACGAACTCGCCGCACAAGTCGAAGCCCAGCGAGGTGTTCAGCTCGGGATAGTCCATCCAGCGGATGGTGCCGGGCGCCGTCATCGAAGAAATCTGCCGCTGCCGGTGCGGCGCGGTCAAAAAATACATCTCGCGCAGGTCGAGCTCGAAATACGATTTCCAGGTGCGCGCCGCGGCGAGCTTGGAGAGCGACTCCTCCTCCAGCGGATTGTCGCGAGCGAACGCGATCGGGTCGACGAGGGCGTTCATGCTGGCCTCGTTGCACCGAAGCCGGCCATCGCAGGAGCGCGGCCGAAGCTGCCGGCGCTGCCGAGCGCGAGGCGGGCGCCGTAGCGCGCCATCAGCGAGGCGGTGTCGCCGGCGGCCTCACTCTGCATCGCGACCTGCTGCTGCTGCCCCGCCGTCTGCATCAGCTGGTCGAGCATCGGGTCGGGCTGCGGCGGCGGCGCCTTGGGGGCTCCCATGATCAGGGCCTCGTGGCGGTGCCGCTGTAGGTCCAACTGCCGAGCGCGGAGTTGGCCACGCCGGCGTTGTTGTAGCTGAGGATGGTGCCGCTGAGGACATTGCCGTTGCCGCGGCCGGTCTCCTTGATCACCTCATTGAGGCAGCGGTGGATGTAGGCGACTTCAGCGGCTTTCGACGGGAACGTCCCGGGGTCGGTGATCGAGACTGTGAACAGGGCCATGGCGCGCGTCTCCCACAGGAACAGCTCCGTGGGCGAGACATTGCCGGTACAGCGCGTCGGGCCGCAAAGCACCGGGTAGGCCGATGAGGTGGGCGATCGCGGTGGTGCACAGCAGGGGACGCCACCACCCTCCCCCTTTCGGGGGGAGGGAAGAAATCGCCAGCACGTCGGCGCCGGCCGCCCATTCCGCCATCAACCGCCGGGCGCCGTCGCCGCGGGCGATCTGCAGGATCGTGCCGGCGAACTGGACGTCGTAGAACAGCCAGGCGTCGGCCTCATGGACGTAGCCGATGGCGCGGGCGTGCTTGTAATGGCCGAACGCGACGAGGCTCGCCCACCATGACGACGCTTCGCGGTCGAACACGACGAGCCAGCGCGTCGGCGCGCCGATCACATCAGTCAGCAGCGGGCGGCCCATAAAGAGCACCGGCCTGTGCCTCTTGCACGGTTGGAAGGTCCAGCAATTCACTCAGGCGACACAAGTTGTCATACAGGCGCTCAAAGTCATCTTTGGTCATAATGTGAGGTTTCTCTGCTGCAATCCCAATCGTCAGACGCGCCACCGACAGCAGGTGAACGATTTCTTCCCGATCACTCATCCTGCAATCCTGCGCAGCGAGCGCTTGCGGTAGACCTGGGCCGGCTTTGCCGTCAGTGCCGACGTGAGCCCGATCATGCGGGCGCCCTCACCGACGCCGAGCACGCCATACTGCAGGGCGTCGGACGGATGCGAATATTTGTCCTTGTTGGGACGCAGCTCGCCGTCTTCCTCGCGCACCAGGTGATAGCGGCCGGCCATCGCCAGCTTGAGGGTCCGGCACAACGGGCTGAGCACGAAGCACGGCCGACCGTCGTACATCCGCATCAGCAGATGAGTGACCGCGTCGACCCGGATCGCGATCATCTTCTTGGGGTTCATCGGCCCCGACGGCGTCACCGTCATGCCGTGGGCCGCGAACACGTCGTAAGCGGTACGCTCGTCGACCTGGCCGCCGTCCTGGCCCTTGGGATCGCCGAACAGCTTCACTTCCATGCCGGCGTAGTGGGTTTCCAGGAAACGCTTGACCTTGGGGGCGAAGGTGACGGCGCCCTCGTTGTAGCCGAGCAGCTCGTATTGCACGAACACCCGCTCGCCGATCATCTGCATGAAGATCGCCGCCGGCTGGCGGCCGAAGTCGAGGCCGACGACGATCGGCCACGTCGGCACCGGGCGCAGCGGCCCGGCGGCGACATGGCTGTCGACCGAGAACTGCGGCCACACCGGCGAGCCGTCGACCACCAGGGCGACGACGTTGCGCAGCCGCGAGTCGATCCACGGCTTCGATTTCGACTTGAGCGACTGCGGATAATAGTTCGACCGCAGGTTCTCCAGGTTCTCGGCGCCCGGGTTGACGTTGTAGCCGACGATCTGGCCGCGGGCGTCGCGGTCCTCGAGGACGGCCGGCGGCTGGCAGAAGAAATTCCACCCCTCGGGCCATTCGTACTCGCGCTGCTCGTCCTCGGAGAGGTCGGGCGGCATCGGCACCTGGCCGGTCATGATGGCGAGCCAGTGATCCTCGTCGGGAGCGTTGGTATCGGCGATCATGCCGTGCCATTCGGAGCCGCCATGGGCGCGGCCGGGATAGCGCAGGCGTCCGGTCGCCTCGTCGATCAGCGGCTTGGGAATGAACGACAGCTCGTTCCAGGCAATGCCGGTGAACTCGAACGAGCGCAGCTTGTTGTAGTCGTCGGGCTTGTCGAGAGCGAGGAAGATCACCTCGGCATCGACGTCGCCGAAGCGCAGGCGATGGGTCGGCGGCGGCGACCAGTTCAGCCGGCCATAGATTTCTTCGGGAACCAGGGTCGGCTCCAGCCAGGTCTTGATGGTGGTGTTGCGCAGCTCGGGATAGGTGTTGCGCACGATGCCCCACCGGCTCATCCGCCGGCCGGTGATGCGCGAGACCTTCTGCTCCTGGATGTGGCGCATGACGCGGGCGACCACCGCCTGCGTCTTGCCGGAGCCCAGCGGGCCCTGGATGATGTCGAAGAACCCGTTACCGAGGCAAAATTCGGTGACCTTGGTGCCGGCGCGCAGCGTAAACTGTCCGCTCATGATTTGGTATCCGCCTTAGCAGGCTGGACCCAAAAACCACCTTCTCCGTCGCACCCATCACAGACAACGGGGTCTCCATCAGGGTGCCCCACCAAACCGCGACCACGACAAAAATCGCACTCAACCCAGCGATGGGGGCGATATTCCAGATCGCTCATGATCCCTCCACGCTCTGGCCAGCGCGCTGCCGCTCTGGCTGCGCCAACCGCTGATGCCAACCGCTCATCAGTCCTCGGTGCGGCCGGCGGTGACGAAGTCGTGCATTGCGAACGCCAACGCGCCCGCCATCACCAGCTTGTTCTTGTGGCCGCTCCCCCGCGTCATGAAGGCGCCGTCGTCGGCGCGGACGACGACCGCCACGTAGCTTTCGATCTCGCCGGCCTTGGCGCGCCGCAGCAGGTCCTCCAGGCCCTCGATGACCTCCCGAGGGTCCTCATTGCGCTTGAGGTCGACGACCTTGAGGGTCACCGGCTTCGCTTCTTCTTGCTCTTCGACTTACCCGCCGTCGACAGCGCGATCGCCACCGCCTGCTTCTGCGGCCGGCCGGCGGCCTTCTCGGCCTTGATGTTGGACGAGATGACGCTGCGTGAGCTTCCCTTCTTCAGCGGCATGGTGGCCTCCTATGAGCCATGGACCTTCTCGCGGTGGTCGAGCCGGTACTGCAGCCGCTGGATGATCGCGATCTGCGAGCGGATGGTCGCCGCCTGCTCGCCGTTGATGCGCACCTGCTCGGCCAGCCTACGCTCAAGCAGCGCCGCCGGGCTAGAGCGCAGGTGGCGCATTTCCCGCCACATTTCGACGACGAGGTCCTTGAGGTCGCGTATCTGACAGCCGCGGTCGCAATGCTCGGCGTGGCGGAAGTACGACACGCGGTCCTCGATCGAACTCATCGTCTTTTCCGCTCTGGCATGCGCCAACCGCTCTATGACAGCATCACCCGCTTCAGGTTCCAGCAGTGCATCTCGATCAGGTTCTTGTCCCAGTCGCTGGCCGGCCGGATCACCATCACCTGCTGGCCGCGGAACGGCTCGACGTCGGCGGTCAGCCAGGCGCCCGACCACGTCAGCCGCTCCTCGACGTCCATCGTCGGCACCTGGCCGGGCAGCACGTCGAACACGATGGCGACCTTGCGTCCCCGCGTCCGAAACTCGGCGCCCCATTGGTGGAACTGAGCGTCGTAACGCTCGACAAAAATGTCAGGGATGCCGTCGAAGATCGTGATCACGGCCGTCTCTCGCCAGAGTGTCGATGTGGCGACCATGCTGCCACTCATGACAGTGCGGGTCGCTGTCCCGGCCAAGCGACCGCCGCGGATCGCCGACGAGGATCAATTGCCGCAATTCGACCTTGGGTCCGGGAAACTCAAACACCTCAGCCATTGTTCAGCTCCTGGAAATAATCACATAGGTCGCGCGGCGCGATCGGGCTCGCCACCACGGTGCAGCTCGGCGGCTCGTCATATTCATCGCGGCCCTGGCCCTTGTCCGTAAGCTCCGCAGCGCGCATCCCGCCCACGTGAACCGCCATGTCCAGGTCGCGGAACATCGCGCAGTTGCCGCAGCGCCGCCCGAGCAGCCCGCCGCGATACCGCGCTTCCTCATGGGTGAGTTTTGCCATGGCTCTTCTCCGGCGGCGGCTCCGCGCTGACGAACTCGCCGCACCAGTCCTCATGGTTCGTCACCGGCCACGCCACATGTCCCGACGCGCTCACCGTGGTCGGCGGATAGCGCCGGCACACCCCGACCGGGTCCTGCTTCTCCAGCCAGAACTTGCAGTGGCCGCACGTGATCACCGATCGCTCAGCCATGATCGTCTCCCCTTATGGCACACCTCTCACCAAAAGCCGAAAACTCTGAGGCCCAGAAATATACCGGGCCCAAACTATAACGGCGCAGGTGTTTGGGCCTGAACAAAATCCGGGAAACTCGCGTGGGTGGAGCTGCAGCGCCTGTCCCGAGGCCCGGATTTTCCCCCCGGGTGCCTCGCACGCGCGCGTGGTGCGGGAGGGCCCATAGGCACGGCCGCTGTCCTACGCGTGGCCACGAAGTGCCTGCAGCGCAGCGACATCGCGCGTTGCGAACACATGTTACCCCTATGTGTTCGGCAGCGGAGCGTTGTGTTCGATTGCTGGCGTCTGTGCAGGTAATGCCTGTGGCGCAGCGACAACGACTATCTGCAGGCCAGGTGCACGCTGCATTGCCTGAGTGCTGCGCGCCTCGTCGTCGATTTGCTCGAGCGCCTTGATGGCGTTCACCGCAGGCATGTTGTCCGCAGCGTCACGGATGGCGACCAGGCGATGGATGTTGCGCGCGCGTTCACTATCCCTGAGCACCTGCAACTGCGCCATGTAGTATTGCTTGACGCTCGGCAAGCGGAAGGCATCGCAGAGACTTTTGGCTTTCATGCCACACTGCGCCGCTGCCAGGTCGCGCGGCACGCCTTGGTACACCATGAGGTCAATCGCCTGCCGTGTGCGGCCACGTGGCAGGCCTGCCAGCGGACCGCGCTCGCTCTCGTCGCTCGTCTGTGCCACTTCCAGGGCGTTTGTCATGGCCTACCGATCGTTCGTGTCTGCGCGCGAGGCGAGGCACATGGGCACTCGCATTTTCTTTTCATCGCTGCAAAGCACCGGGCGCATGTCGCTGCGGCACAACGGCTTGCGAGGGCAGGGCAGGGCTTGACAGGATTGTGGCAGACACGCGTTTTTGTGTGAGTTGGGCATACGCAACGGCGCAGCTGGCCGGCGCTCGCAAATTCTTTTCTCAGACGTATTGACCTATGGGACGTAATGTCCTATGTTGTGCCCATGCCGCCCGGCAAGGCGGCCCAACGCGAGGAAGTTCCATGGATATCAGCACAACATACTTCGTAATTGCAGTTGCCGGTGTTGTCATCGCGGCGCTTGCCGTCACGCACCTGCCGATCCTGATCGCTCGATTGCTGGCACGCTAATGATCGGCGATGCCATCAATCTCATGTGCGGCATGGGCGCCTATGCCGTGCTGCTAATCGCAGCGGCCGCGCTGTACACACTGACAATCGACTAACGCGAGGAACACCATGAAACAGGTTCAAATCAAGTTGCTGCGCGAGCGCTACAAGACGGCAGAAGGCGCGCGCCAGCGTGCGGTATTCGAAAACGCCATAGCGCTAGGCGAGTTTCAGCGCGGCCAGAAAGCCCGCCACTACCGTTATCAGACGATCACGGACGCCGCGGGCTTCTACCGCGTCGCGCGCTGCCTGCCCGTCGATACCGCATCCTGACATTGCGCATTGCCGCGCTTCGCGCGCGGCTTTGCAGAGTGCCAGCACTCTCCCGGCCGGCAAGCCGGGCACACGCGAGGATTTCACATGCTTTCGATCAAGCAGGCTACGGCTATTGCCGGGCCATTGGGATACCCGTCTAAAATGCCCGGCACGTCCTACGGCATATCTGCACATGCCTGCAAAGTCGGCGCCAAGCTGGCCAAGGTGCCGGGTAGCACCTGCCACGGATGCTATGCGCTGAAAGGCAATTACAAATATCCATCAATCGCCATGTCGCACGCCAAGCGCCTGGCCGGCATTACCGATCCGTCCTGGACCATTGCCATGGTGACGCTCTTGAACGCCGCACATGTGCGCGGTACCGGGCGCAACGGCGCGTTTTCCAAGGGTTGGCATCGCTGGCATGACAGCGGCGATTTGCAATCGGTCGAACACTTGACCAAGATATGCGCCGTCGCAGCTGCCACGCCACACATCCGGCATTGGTTGCCGACGCGCGAACACGCCATGGTCAAATCGTATGTCGCCAAAGGCGGCATCGTGCCTGACAATCTCGTGATCCGGCTTAGCGCCACCATGGTCGACGGCGCGCCGTCGGCGCAATGGCCGACAACGAGCGGCGTACATAATGCAGCGGCGCCACAGGGCGAAGCATGCCGCGCCGTCGACGGCAAGTGCGGCGAGTGCCGGGCGTGCTGGTCTCACGACGTCAAGCACGTGTCGTATCACCTGCATTGAACGCGATTGCAGTTAGTGGCGCGCCGCCCGCGCGCCAGTGACGGCAATCGTGCCGACAACGCGAGGACTATCACCATGGCAAAGCCGTTCAATTTCTATGCGCCGACACAGTATGACGCTTATGCGAAGCGTACGTTTCGCGCCATGGCGCTTGCCCGTTTGCGCGCGCTGGCAGCTGCGCTCGAGTTGGCGCCGGGCACCTATGACGTGCGCTGGAACCCGGGCGGCATCGCGGTGTCGGGCGAAGCGACGCTGCATGGCGAACACGTCTATGTGCAGGTGTCGCAGCCCTTCGGTAGCGCCGACACGGGCGTGTTGTATCGCCGCTGCAACGGGCGCCGCGACTATACCGGCGGGCGCAATGGCTTCGCGCCGCTCTCGTCGCTGAACCATATCGAGACACTGGCCGCGGTGATCGAAACGACACTCGGCCCTTGCTACAAGCCGAACGCCAACGAGGTATGACCACGGGCTTTGCTCCATGCAAATGCCCGGCAATCTTCCGGTGCGAGATCGCTGAACGGTGCGGCGGCAGCCCCGGCAAGGGCTGCCGCCCCGACGCTTGCATGCAAGAGCCGCATCGCCCGCCCGGCACCCACGCACCGCGAGGTATGCGGCACCAGACACGGCGACCGCCGTGTGCTATCATCTCATCCGCGGCCCCGGCAAGGTGCCGCCCGACAACGCGAGGAGAACATGAACATCGCCAGCAATCTTCCGGTGCAGATTTTGCCAGGGCGCTCGATGACGCCCACGCAATACCGCACGGCATGCACCAAGCTTGCCATCAGCCTGCGCCAGAGCGCCACGCTGTTGGACCTGTCGGAAAAACAGGTCTACCGCTTCGCCAATGGCCGCGCACCGATCCCGGTCACAGTTGCCATCGCGCTGCGCGCCATGGTCCGGCTCGGCACCATCGAAGTGTGAAAGGAGAGATTTTATGCCCGTGTCAACATGCGCGGCCTTGATGTGGTGCCTGGTATTCACCGGCGTGATAGTCGATGGCAAAGGGTTCCTCCGTCCCGCCAACCTGCGGTTCGAGTTCAAAACGCAGGTCGCATGTCTGGATACGCTCAGGGTGGAGCGGCAGCATTTTATCGCCGGTAAATGGATGGACCTCGATGTGCCGGGCACGAGGCCTACGATGCTGAAACTGGAGAGCCTTACCTGCGAGGAGACACGATGAGCCTGACGCCAGAACAGCGCGCCATCGCCGCCCGCCTCGGCGACCTGTCGCGGGAATACGAGCAGAAGCTGCGCAGCAATCCCGAGCAGAACATGGAGCTGCTGGACATATTCAGACGCCGCAACGACGCGTTTGCAGAGTTCATCGATACGCTGTGAGGGAAGAGACAATGACCGAAGATGAGTTGCGCGCCGTTCTGCGGGCCGAACTCGCGCCGATCAGGGCGCAGCTCGACGGGTTGCCGATTATCAACCGGTCGCTGGTCGTGCTTCAGCAGGACATGCGCTCGCTCAAGGCCGCCTTCAACGACTTTGCCCTCACCAACGTGACGGCAGGCGAGGTCGAGGCGCTCCATGCTGACGTCAACCGCGTGCAGGCCGACAACGCCGCGCTGGAAGCACGCCTCGCCACGCTCGAACGGCTCATCTCGGAGCGGTGATCATGCCAGTCGTCGTCATGGGAAAGCTCTACGCGGCGCTGCGCTCAGCTGGCGTGCCCGAACAGTTGGCGCTCGAGGCGGCCGAAGAGGTCCTCGAATATCGCCGCGAGCGGCGCCGATCGCTGCTGTTCCCGCCGCATGAGCATCCGCTCATTCCCATCATTTGCGGGATGATCATTGGTGCCGCGCTCACGGCGCTTCCTTGGATAATGGTAGCTCACCGATGACTGCAGACCAGACCCGGCACTGCTCGTTCTGCGGCAAGAGCCAGCACGAGGTGACGAAGCTCATCGCCGGCCCGGCATTTTGCGGGGAGCTGCTGTTCATCTGCAACGAGTGTGTGTCGACCATGGCCGACATCGTCGGCAAGCGCCGCAAGGAGCCACGGTTCGCTTGGCTGCCGATCTATCTCGCCGGCATGGCGTCTGCCGCAGTGTTGATAGGCGGCACCGCTGCCCTCGTTAAGGCTTGTGCATCATGAGCGCGATTACGCGGCGGCTACGCGAAGAGAACGACGTGCTACGCAAGCGCGTCGCCGAACTCGAAAAAAGGAGCGGAATTGCCATGAACAAGCGCAATGGAAAGCCAGAAATGCTCGGCGATGCGCCGATCGAGGACGACTACATCGAGATGATGAACAGGCTCGCGGTGGCGCTCGATGGCATGTTCAACGGCGACGCCAAGGGCGCCGATCGCACGACCGGCTTCGTGCTGATGGTGTTTCCGTTCGAGGGGCGCGAAGGGCGCTGCAATTACATTTCCAACGGCGCCGGCCGCAAAGACATCATCGTGCTGATGAAAGAAATGATCGCGCGCTTCGAAGGTCAGCCGGAACTCGAAGGGCACGCCTGAGTTTTATGCCAACGGGCCGCCGCGGCATGCTTGGCCCGCGCCCTGCGCCGCTTTGGCGACCATAGCCGGCTTGCCATTCCGCCGCGGCGGCCCATTTCGACCGCAATAAAGCTGACTGTTTTGGGTCCTAAGCGCTTAGCAGGCGGTGGCGGGTGTACGCGCCTGCCGTCGCGGGCTTCCCATTGCAGTTTCATCTTCTCGACCAGCACCGGATCGACCACCATCACCGACTTGACGCCCAGCACCTTGGCGATGCGCAACAGCGACACCGCCGAGAAATGCTTGAGGCGTAAATCGGAGAGATACTTCGCCGAGCTGCCTTCGCCGAGCCCGGTGAGCTCGTCGAGCACCCGATTGGAAAGTCCGATCTCGGCGACGCGGTCGCGCAGTCTGTCGATCAGCGCATCGTAGTCGGTGAAGTCGCCGATCACATCGACGATGCGCTTGCCGTCGAGATCGTGCCATGTCGTCATAGGATACCTACCAGCGGTGCATCACCTGACAGGTGATCCCACCACGCTTTGAGCTTGAGGCTCAGCGTGGTGGGACCTCGACGCTGCCCGTACAGCGCCCCGCCCGGTACGGGCGAGCCGGGATTGAACTTAAACCCGAC